GAGGTATTGCCCCGGGCGCGCGTCTGGGTACGGTGGTGACGTGAAGATGAGGTCCGCTCCGCCGAGTTCGGCCGCGCGGGCCAGCGAGGCCTCGAAGGAGCGATGCTCGATGTCTATCACGCGGCCCCTTCGATGATCTCCCGCGTCGACGGCGAGCACCACGCCTCGCCGTCGACGCCGGTGGGCTCGGACGGTAGGCCGCACACCCAGCGCGCGTAGGACTGGTCCACAGTGAGGGGCTTGCCCACGTGCTTGCGGGCTTTCCTGCCCCACACGAACGCATGGAGTTGACCTGGCTTCGTCGCGGCAATGGCTGGCGCCAGCCACCCGTCCCACCCAAGCTGTCCCGGCGGCGGGGCGTCCAGCGCGGCGAGGAGGTGGGCCAGGTTGTCGGCGGCGTCCGCGTCCCGGAGGGCGCACGAGTACAGTGGCGACCAGAGCTCGAGCATCGCCGCGAGGCACCGGACCGTGGCGCACATGTCCGTGAGGGCCCCGTGGCCGCCGTCGTGCGGATCGCCGAAGAGCGCGGTGTGGAGGCCCTCGAGGTTCGAGGCGTACGGCTTGAGGCCATGGCCGATGGCGGGGCACCCGCGGAAGGCCAGCGGCCCATCCTCCGCCTGCATCCACGCGTTGCTCTTGAGCCCGTGCGCGTCGACGGCGAGCGGGTGGGCGTGCTCCCGCGTCAGGCGCCGCTGCATGCGCATCGTGTCGACGATGTCGAGGCCGCTGGGCAGGTACCCCCACCGGCGCGCCCACGGGATGTCGGCCTCAGCAGCGTTGTGGCCGACGAACACCGCGGGGCCCTCGTTGTCCGCCGGTGAGCCCGAGGCGAGGCCCATGAACAGGCCGATGACCTCCATGTCCTTGTACGAGCGCGTCTTGCCCCGCACGTCCTCGTCGCGGATGCCGTGGATCGACGTCGCCTCGGGGTCGATGGGGACGCCCGGGTCGAGGCGCCAGGACGCCGCGTAGGTGAGCCCAGGCGGGCACAGGGCGCGGGCGCGGCGGGAGGTCTCGTCCATCGCCGGGTCGCACCAGGGCGCGTAGTACGCGAGGGCGAACTCGACGGGCGGGGCGCCGCCGAGGCCCGCGGTCTCGAAGTCGACGATGACGAGCGGACGGCGGGCGACGGCGAGGAGGTCTAGGAATTGCTGCCACATAATCAGCACACTCCGCACCCGAAGATGATCAGCGGAACGATCCACAAAGCGTCGCGCACCTTGCCATTGCGCGCGTACGTCCAGTGGTTGTGGGTGATGGTGATGTTCATCGGCGCGTGCTTTTAGAACGGGAGATCCACGGGGTTGGCCGGCTCGCGCTTCGGCACGGTGGGCACGTACGGGCTGCCCTGCAACTCGCCGATGCGCCGGATGGCGTCGCGCCACCACATGAGCCCGCCCGCGCCCTGCTCGAGTTGCTGGTAGTCGAGCTTGACGACGGGCCTGGTCGCCTTGTTGACGGCCTCGACGGTGCCGTACCAGCCCAGCGATTCCGAGATCCAGTCGATGACGCGCCAGGGCATCGGGGCCTGCACGCGGCGGCCGTCGACCACGAGCGGGCGGATGGCGGTGATCTTCGGGAATTTGTCGTGCGGCGGGGCGTCGACTTCGACGGTGACCTCCAGCACCGTGGGGACCCACAGGCCCGAGGTGTGCACGACGAAGTACCGGTCGTACGGCGGGAGCGGGAGGGGCTGGCCGCTGGCGCCGAGTTGGTTCGAGGCCTGCCACCCGTCCCACCCGTTCTCGTTCGCCTCGACGGTCCACCCGCCGGCCGCGTAGGCGCCGATGAAACGCTTGCGCCAGTGGAAGTTGAATCCGTCGGATTGCCCACGCGGGGGAGACTGCTGCCACTCGACCTGCCGCTCGTTGTGCTCGACGCAGATCGGATCGGCGCCCGGGGACAGCACCTTGAGGGACTGCGACACGCCGGACTCCCACCGGACGATCTGGTTCACGCAGGCGAGGAACACGTACTTCCCGGTGATGAGCTTGCTGTATTCGTCCCAGCGCTTGCGGGTGAAGCCTCCGCCCTCCTCACCTTCCCGCGGCGGGGGCTCGGGGACGGCGTCGTCGTCGCGGCCCTGGGGGACGGGCTGCGGGGTGCGGCGGGGCTGGGCGGGCTGCGGGGGTTGCGGGGGTTGCGGGGGCGCCTGCTGGCCCTGGCCCTGCTGCGGGGCGTGCGAGGCGGGCGCGGCCGGCCTCCCCTGTGCGGATGAAATGGAGGCGGCGCCGCTCGCGTTCTGCGAAGCGGCGCCGTCCGTGTATGAGGTGTCTCCGAGTTTCGGCGGCATGCCGTCAAGCTAGCACGCGTGGCCGTCGCTCGCCGCAGTTAGTCCACGCCCGCGGCCCACGGGATCAACTCGACGAGGGTGTCCGGGTCGCTGCAGTGCTGGGCGACCTCGACGCGCACGGCCCCGTCGGCGCGCTTGAACGCGACGAGCGTGCCGATGAACTCGCCGCGCTGGCCGCCATCGGGCCCGCACCGCTCGTCCCACTCGACGCAGGCCAGGGCCTCCTCGAGCGCCTCGCCGCGGCACCACTCGGGGGCATCGGCGCGCGAGGTGAAGGCAACGGCCAGCATCTACTTGCCCTCCTGCTCGGACATCGATTCGACACGGTCCCACTCGTCCATGACCTCGTTCTCCCACGCGACCGCGTCCGCGCGCAGGGCGTCAGCCGACACGCGCTCACCGCCGCCGCGGTGCTTGTCGAGGATCTCTGCGGCGAGGCGCAGGATGGCCAGCATGTCCTCCATGTCGAGGCTCACGTCTTCATATTTCGGGACTTGCATCTACATGCCCTTCTGCGTGGTGGTTTCGGCAAGGTACGCCTCGACGGCCTGCGACACGACAACACCGAGGTCGGGGTGGCGGTACTTCTCACCGTGCGCCGCGACGAGTGCGTTCTTCACGTCCGGGTGCCACACGGCGGGCAGGCTGGCGAAGATGCCCAGCGGCCCCTCGCCGCCCTGACGTTTGGCCCACAGGATGCTCCCCAGACGCTTGTACGAGGCACGCAGGGTGATGACCCCGTGGCGCACTCCGACCGCCTCAGCGGCCGCGTTCACGTCGTCGTCCTGCTCGCCGCTGAGGACCGGGACGCTGGCGTAGCAGTGCCAGATCACGTTGGCCTTCGCCGCCAGCGTGTCCCACGTTTCCGAATACGCCGACACGAGGATCCCCTGCTGGACGTCCTTCGTCGACCCGAGGGCTGGGGCCTCGCCGACCGCCACCGAGCGGACCTCGTCTTGCCCGCTCGCGGTCTTCGTGACCGTCGTCTGCATCGCCGCGCGGGTGTGCACGGTGACGAGGACGACTAGGCCCCGGTGCCGGTTGAGGCCGCCCAGCGCGTCGATGAGGTCCTTGCAGACGCGGGCCGCCCATCCGTGGGCCTGCCGGTCGTCGTTGTAGGGCGCGTCCTGCTTGCCGGCCCTCTGCGCCGCGGACCTATCGCCCTTCGCCTTGGCGATGGCCTCGGCGCGGAAGAGGCGGCCGGCCTTGGCCACGCTGCCCTTGTACACCGTCGTCCCGGTGTCTACGACGCACGCCCGGAGCGCCTCGCCGTCGCGCGGGGTGGCGGCGGGTTGGGGCGGTGGGACGGCCTTCTCGGCGAGGGCGCGCTCGACCTGCATCTTGTGGAGGGCCGCCCGCGCGGCGCCCAGCGTGAGCGGGCCGGACGACGGGAAGCACGTCCGGACCATGAGCAGCGCGTCCTCGCAGTCGACGACGGGCCACACGAGGCACGCAGAGGGGTCGAGGAGAACCTCCCCGGCGGTGCCCTCCGCGGACGCCTCGGCAAGCCCGTAGACCGCGGGGGCGCACACCCGCTGCCCGCCGACCTCGGCGAGGAGCAGGCGCTGGACCTGCCAGGATTTGCCGCTGCCCACGGCGCCGGTGAGGACGACGAACAGGGACTGGGGGAGGATCGGGGCGGTCACTTCGCACCGCCGATCAGCATACGGTGGGCGACGATGGCAGAGCGGAACTCGTCGGCGATCTTGAGGCCCACGGCGAGGACGCGGGCCGATGCCGCCGATGCGTAGCGGAGGGACGTCTTCCGATTGTCGCGTTCTTTGCCGACCCGGCCAATGTCGGAATCGTCTTCGTTCATGATCCACTCGACGTCGCCGTCGCGCGCCATCGCGTACCGTTCCCCAGACGTGGCCAGACCGTCGTCGAGGTACAGGCACCCGTCGACGAGCGCGTCCCACGGGTGGAGGTCGCCGACCATGGGGCCGAGCGGGAGTTCGGCCTGCGCGTCGACCTCGGGCTCCGCGTACGAGACGTCGGGTGGGCGGGTGTACAGCGTACGCATGCCCGCGTGGAGGTCCTGCATGGTGCGCAGATCGTCGATCGTCACACCGGATGAGCGCCGCTTGAATGGTTGGAGTTGCATACCGCCAAGCTAGCATGCCCTGGACTCGCATCCCACGAGCGCGGCAACGGTCCACCCGAACAGTTGCGGCTCGACAGCCCAGCAGTACCGCTCCCACGACGCCCACGTCGTCGCTGGAGGGGCCGCGTGGTCCGGCGCCGCCCCAGGGACGTACGACGAGCAGGTCACGCCACGTCCTCCGCGTCGACCGCGCGCGGGGCGGTGGCGGCGTCGGCCGGGTCGTCGCCCACGCCGCTGGGCAGGACGGTCAACGAGCGACGCAGGTTGGCCCGCTCGGCGAAGTCCTGCAGGGTCGCCACGGCGTTGCCGCTGCCCAGGCTCGCCTTGCATGGGCTGAGCAGGTCGCACCCGTAGGGGCGCACGCAGGGGCCCCTGGGGTGCGGGTCGAAGGTGCGGGCGGGCGGGAGGCCGGAGGCGTGCTCGTTCTCCGCCGAGAGGACCGCGGCCAGCATGTCGCGCACGAGCTCGAGGCACGCGCCGGGGTCCAGGCTGCAGGTCTGCACCTGGTACAGCGGGCGGACGGCGAGGTCGGCGACGAAGGCGCGGGCGTCGGCCTCCTCGGTGGCGGTGAGGCGGTCTGGCGGCGAGGGTTCACGCGGGGGCTGCTTGCGCGACTTGGGGTTCTCGGCCTTGAACGTCGCGTAGTCGGCGACGGCCTGCCGGTGGTGGTGCAGGCGGACCTCGTGCTGCGCGCGGCGGTCGTCGTGCCGGAGGTTTGCCAGGACGCGGTGCGCCTCGGCCCACACCTCGGGGGTGACCATCGCGCCCATGCGCTCGACGTCGCGGGAGGGGAGGCCGCTGTCCAGCGTGAGTGTCCCGCGGGCGCCACTGGCCTGGACGCGCTGGCGCTCGTCGACGAAGTCGTCCACGGTCAGCCACCGGCCGGCGTACGCGTTGATCTGCCGGAAGGCGACGGGCTCGTCCAGGCCGATGGCCCCCGAGGCGCGCAGGAGGACGCTGTAGAATGCCCCCTGCGGGTCGATGGTCGTGAGGTCGGCCTTGCCCAGCGCGCCGCCGAGGTTCGGCTTCTGCCTAAACTTGTAGTCGTCGAGGTAGACGAGCGTTGACCCGTCCAGGACATCCGCGCCGAGGTGCTCGAAGGCGTACCCGTGGAGGCGGTGCGCGATGTCGGGTTGCCCCTCGATGCCTAGGCGCCCGAGGCGCGCGAGTGCGGTGGCGATGCGGTCGAAGGCCGCGAACATCGACGGCGGGACGATGGCCATGAGCCTGTCCCACGTCACCTTGAGGCGGTGCTCGATGAGTGGCGTCCCGTCGGGCAGGCGGACGGGCGTGCCGCGGGCAACGTTCGCGTCGATGAGGCAGGCGCCTGCGAGTCCGCGCTGATACTCGCCCTTGAACCAGTCGGGCTCGTCGGTGTCGCGGGCGAACCACCCGCGCCTGTGCGCCTCGGTGACGGCGCTGTCGCGCCGGGCGAGGTCCATATCGACGGCGTGCGCGCTCGGGCTGATGGACCACAGCGCGTCGCTCGACAGCACCGCGTGCCCGATGCTCCCGATCCGCTGCGGAGGGTTCTCGTCGCCGGTCTGCAGGGCGAGCGGCCAGCGGGCGAACCAGCGCAGGTGGCAGCGCTGGGCGTCGCGGGATTCGCTCTGGCAGGTGAACTTGGACTTCGTGCGCGGGGCGGGCATGGTGGAGGTGGTCGTCATGCTGACAAGCTAGCACGCCCGGCATCGTCCTGCCTGGCTCGGCGGGCCCACCACTTGCCCCACTGCGCGGGTGTGATGCGATGCCACGCGGACCAGCGCCTCAGCCTGCCACCGCACCCGCGGCACGACGGTGCATGACCGTCGCGCTTCTGCGAGCACCTGCACGTGCTCTTGCCATCGAGCGCGATGAGCCTCTTAGCCAGTCGCCACCGCATCGGCCTACACCGCCTTCCGCGGCCGCCCCGTGGACTTCCCCTGTGGTGCGCCGGTCGCTCCGCGCCGGTCGCCCACCCAGTGGTCGACGGCCTGTATCGTCCAGCCCATGGCGTCCGCGACGTTGCGCCGGGTGTGGCCGGTGCCAACGAGGGCCCGTGCGACCCGCCTCCGCGCCGCCGCGCCCCGCCGGTTGAACTGCGTGGCGAACTCCTCGGAGGTGACGCCCGACGCGCGCACCTGGACGAGGAGTTCCTGCAGGGCTGCGCGCGTGGCCTCGACGGTGGGCGGGAGTATTTCCCGAACGGCGAGGCGGGCCGCGTTTCTCGCGGCGGACAGCACGGCGGGGGCGGTGGCCATGAGCCTCGCGGTGATGCTCGCCGCCGTGGAGGTCACCCCGTCCGACTGCCTGCGCCTGCTCCCCGCCGCGCCAGTGGCGGTCATGAAGGGGAGGCCCTGCTCATACAGGGCGATGGCGGCAGCGAGGCGGACGAGCGTGACCTCCGGCGGAGGCTGCCCCACGGACCGCCGAGAGGACGGACCAGCGAAGCGCTCCCACGCGTCGTCCGGCGAGGCACCGAGGACCCGCGCGGCGGCGATAACAACGGGGCGGGCAAGTTCAACGGCGACGTTGCGTCTCACGACACGCCTCCGCCTAGCCCGGCGAGGGCGTACCGGAGGACGGTCGCGCGGGCGACGGGGGACGCGGCGAGGACTTCGACGTCCTTCCACTGGTCCAGGCCGATCTCCATGATGTACCGCGTCAACCACGACTTCCGCCCCTTCACGGTGGTCTTAGGTCCGTCGCCCGGATCCCAGCGGACGGAGAGTTCCTCGATTCCACTGGGGTGTAGGAGGTCGGCGGCGATACGGGCGAGGGGCTCGTCCCATGCAAACATGGCGTCCTCGATCGGCGCGGCATTTCCGCTGCCGCTCTTCGCATGCATGGCGATGCTTGCGAGGAGCGAGCCTGGTGGGTGGGCGAGGCGTGCCTTGTGCTGGCCCGCGGCCCACTCGAGCGCGACGAGGCCCGCGGACGGGCGCAGCGGGGCGACGGCGAGGGCGAGGTCCTCGAGCACCGCCGGGTCGTCCAGGCGGAAGTGCCAGGGGCGTAGCGTGGGGCACCCTAGGACGAGTTCGGGTAGGAGGAGGCGCCGCACGTCGCGGACGACCTCCGGCGCGTTGAGGACATCGCCAGCGCCTTTGGGGTGGGGCACGCGGATGGCCAGTTCGGACGCCCGCCAAGCACTTCCGGTGATGAAGGGCGACGGGAGCACGCCGACCGACGTGGGGCCGGGCATGTGGTCCATGCCGAAGGCGGCGGCGACGCGCGCCCCCAGGAAGACGTACGAGCGGACGCGCCCATCGTAAACGCGCTGCAGTTCAATGGCGCGCTCGCGGGCCTCGTTTTCCGACCACGCGGGCGTCCCCTTCGGCCCGGTGGGCCGGTCGAACAGGTTGACCAACGGGACGTGCTCGAGGAGCGTCTCGCGGTCGACAAGGCCGAGCATCGAGCGGGCGAGGCGGGTGCCCGAGGCGCAGTCGAAGGGCTTGAAGTCGATGGGCGCGCCGGGCGGAGGCGACTCGCCGACGAACAGGACAGCGGGTGCGGAACTCACTCCGCCACCGGTGCCTTCATGGAGGCCTTTTCCGCGTCTTCGGCGATACCAATGACCGCGGAGAGGATGTTGTTGATGAGGTAGAGGTCGTCGATGTCAGCCTCGCCCCGCTTGGCGGCCGTGGAGACACGGAGCCAGGTGGCGGCGATGCGCTTGGCGGGCGAGACGGCAGAGGAGGCGAGGAGGCCGGCGAAGATCTTCTTGAGACTGTTCATGTTGCCGTCAAGCTAGCACGCATGACCGACCCGCCCCACATCTTCTACGTCCTCGTCGCTGCCCAGAGCCGCCCTACGTCCTCGATCGTCACCCTAAGAGCGCCCTCCGGGTCCGGGCTGGTCGGGGGGCCGCCCGGCCCGCTCGCTGGCGCTCGGGGCTCGCCCCGCTCCCTGCCGGAGGGCGTGTAGGGTGCCCGAGGACGCGCGGCTTGTCAACTGGTCGTGATGCTGGTGGGCTGATCATGGGCTTTGAGTGGGGTAGGCGGGCCTAGGCGCGACAATCGAGTATGGCGTCTTTCCGAGCGTCCGCGGTTTGGCACCGAAACGAAGACCGGAACATGGTCGATGGACCACGCGACGACATGGATCATCGGTCTATAGGCGGCTGGGTAGCCGCGCGCTACCTTGCTGAGGCATGGATGAACGCTGGGAATTGAAATCGGGCAACGACGTCCTGTGGGTCGAGAGCGACGACGACCCCGCGCGGGTCACGGTGTTCATCCACGACGACGCGGGGGGCGCTGGCATATGCGTGACCTTTGATGAGGCCTGCCGCATCGCGCTCGAACTCCTTTGGCGCAGCGGGATGATGACGCCCGCGATCCTCCGGGCCATCGACGACCGCCTCCCCATTCCCGCCGACTCCGCGGACGATTCCGACGGCTAGCCCATGGCCGACGCGACCCACGGATCCGGAGCACCGGAGGCGGCCCCGACGTCGCCTCCCCACGTCGCCGCCGCGTGGCCGAGGGAGCACGAGTGGCCCGTCGACGATGCGCCGCCCATCGACTGGGCCCGCTTCTACGCCCAGCGCCTCGGGTGGGTCGTCAGGCCCACGGCCGGCGGACACGACCGGTGGACGTACGCCCGCAAGCTCGAGCGCGACGCCTTCGACGACCTGCGTGAGCGGTACCGGCGCGAGCCCGACGCAGACGAGCGGGCCGCGATCTGGGACGACGCGCGGGGCATCGCCGAGAAGGCCTCCAGGGGGCCGCTCGGGTACGTGAAGTGCCCGGCGAATGCTGAAGAGTGCGACGAGGCCTACCTCGAGCGCTGCTGGGGTGGGCGCCACGGTCCCGAGCGGGGCATCTGCATCATGCCGGGGAGGTCCTCTCGGGGCTTCCCGGTGGTCCTCGTCGACGTCGACGTGGGGCACGACGACTCCCCGCCCGGCGACCTCGACGGGCCGTGGGGCGCCGGGCTGCCTGGGCCGAAGTCGAGGACGCCCCGCGGGGGCATGCACACGCTGGTCCTGTCCCTCGGCGGCGAGCGGTCCTCCGGCGGGCGCGCGGGGTTGGCTCAGGGTGTGGACGTGATCGGGTGCGGGAACACGGCGATCAACGTGCCGGCGGGCTCGGCGACTCCGCTGCGCCGGTGGACCTCGAAGGCCCCGCTGGTGACGGCCCCCGAGGCGCTGCGCAGGCCGCCGACGTGGCGGGCCCCGGGCATGGCGGGGGCGGCGGCCGGGTCTGACGCCACGGGCTCCGCCTGGACCGGCCCAGGCGCGCAGGAGGGCGGGTCGGGCCGGGCCGCCGAGGCGCTGCGCACGGTGCACGCGAAGGGCTCCCGGGGCCGCGCCTGCGGGCTCATCGTCGGCATGCTTGCCCGCCGCGGTGCGCTCCCCGAGGACGTCGTCCAGGCCGCGCTCGAGGTCCTCGCCGAGGACATGGCGGGCCGCGACTCCCCCGAGGAGAAGACGCGCGCCGAGATGACCCGCTGGCGCCGCCTGCTCACCGTGGGCCCGCGCGACCGGGCCTTCGCGTGCGAGGTCATCGAGGCGTGGTCCTCGGTCCGCGACGGCGAGGGCGGGCGCAAGCGGTGGTCCTTCCGCGAGGCCCGCATGCAGGCCCGCAGCCATTGGGACACCGCCTCGCGTCGGCAGGAGGGCGAGGTCGGAACAGTGGACCACGCGGCCTCGGCGGAGGGTGTGGGGGACGAGCGCGCGGGGGCGGGCGTGCGGGGTTCACTTGCCGACGCTGAATCCGGCGAGCGCGGCGACCGCCTGCAGCAACACGAAGCGCTCGGCGCCGGACGCCATGGTCAATCGGAAGTGGCAGGTATCGGCGGACGCTGCAAGGCCGAGGAAGACCCGCTCGTCGCGGTCCAGGTCGAAGCGGATCGCGGAGATGCCACACAGGCCCATCGTGGCGGTGCCGATGCGCACGGGGCCGCCGATGGCCTCAACGCAGAACGGAACATCGACGGGCGAGGAGCGGAACACGGCGGTGATGGAACGATCGAGAGTGATCATGCTGGCAAGGTAGCACGCGATACCCCACCCGCCCCGCAGGTCGACGTCGTCGCGTCCGCTCCCGCGAAGGACGTCGGCGCCAAGATCGACGAGGCCCGCCTGCGCCGCCTCCTCCCCACGCTGGGCCAGGCGTACACCGCCGAGCACATGCGCCGCGATATGGAGCGCACCCCGCTCCGGGTCGACGCGCTGTACCCGTTCGCCGACTTCAAGACGGGGGAGAACGAGCGCGAGCCCGGCCCGGGGCACGGCATGGGCGCGGCCTTCTCCAAGGGCTTCGGCGGCCTCGCGCCGGGCGACTTCAAGGTCCTCGGCGCCCCCGGGAGCAAGACCGGCAAGACCCACACCCAGGGCCAGATGGTCGAGGGCCTGGCCCTCGGGACAGCCGCGCGCATCCTCGGCGACCCCGCCTACGCCCACGCGCCGATCGTCCTCCCTGTATGGATCTCGGAGATGCCGAAGGAGGGCGAGGCATGGCTCCGCATGTGCGCGCGCCACTACGGCTTCGACCTCGCCTGCATCGCCGACGGGTCGCTCGCCGAGGAGGCCCGCGGCGTCCAGCACATGGCCAACGAGTTGCAGTGGACCGCGTACGACGTCGTGCGCCACGCCCGCGCGCTGTGCCAGTGGACCCGCGCCGAGAAGGACCGGACGCCGCTGGGGTTCGCGCTCGAGTACCTCGTCCGGGAGATAGACCTCTCGGCGCTCCCGGCGGGCAAGGGGCGGGGCAGGTTCCGGGAGGACCCGCGCTCCGGGCCCGAGCTCGTGGGCCACGTGGTGGATGCGGTGGCCCTGTATCGGCGGGACCTCGCGGCGCTGCTGGGCGTCGCCGAGGAGGAGGTCCTGCCGGTCATCCTACTGGACCCCGGGCAGCGCTGGGCGGGCGAGGGCGACTCCCCGAAGCAGGCCCTCGACGCGCTCCTCGCCGCGGGTCTGTCGCGGGTGTGCAAGCGGCGGACGGGCCTCGGAGGGGTCCTGCTCGCCACGAGCGATACGACGAAGGCGGCGACGCGGATGGACCTCGCGCACTTCCTCAGCGCGAGCGGCCGCGAACTCACCGCGGACATCTTCGCCGGGTCGCAGTTGATCCCGCACGCGGCGGACGTGTGGGCGGTGTGCTCGGACGCGCCGCCCGCGGGGGTGCTGCGGACGACGCAGTATGCGCGGGTCCTCCTGGGCCGCACGGGGGCCCCCGCGGAGTGCTACCCGTTCGACTGGGAGATGCACACGGGCAGGTTCCGGGCGCGTCCCAGCGAGCCCCTGCGCCCGCCAGTGGACCCTGAAGATCGCCAGCGCCAGGGGCGGGGCGGCGGCCATGGATCGTCCCACGGCCACGGCCGCCCGCGTCCCCCGTCCGGCCCGGGCGTGGGCGACGACCCGGGGCCGCGCAGGTACGGAACACCGCCTAGCCGGGCCTACGGGCGCACGGACGACTAGATGTCGATTTCCTGGCAAGGTAGCTTGACAGGCTAGCCGGACAGGTTCAACATACGACCCATGGAAGCCCTCATCCTCCGCCGGAACTACCCCGTCCCCGTCACATTCGCCGATCTGCGGCGGGCCCGTGAGAACATCGCAGCCCAGCACCTGCGCGTCCATCTGGCCATGTCCAAGACGTGGCACGCCGCCCTCAAGTCTGCCACCGGCGCGACCGACGACGTGTACGCCGTGGTCGACGGGCGCGAGGTGCACGTTGGCCGTGCGTACGGTGGCGCTTCTGGATTCTTGTACGAGGCGAGCATACCCCTCGACGGTGCCATCCATGACCTCATGATCAGCGCCGACGAGCAGGGCTACTGGGAGCGCCCGCACGAGGTCCGCCTCGACTTACAGGAGCACGCCCCGTCGCTCAAGACCATCGACGCCGTCGTCCAGCGGTCGCAGATCGAGGCGGAGGTGCGCAAGTGAAGCCCACCGACCGCGACATCATCGCCGCCTTCGCCGTCCTCGGCCTCGCGTGGCTGGATCGCCTGCCGACCGTGGGCGACGCCATCCACGCCGCCGTGCACCCCGCGCTCGCCCTCGCCGGGGACGGCCTGTGGCGCCCCGGGGACCCCGCGCTCGCCGAGGCCTACCCCGAGGGCCTGACGCTCACTGAGGCGCTGGGGTGGACGCTGGCCTCGACGTGGGCGAACAAGGCCCACTGCCCCGTGCTCGTCGACACGACCTGCGACGGGCGGGCGTACCAATTCAGCGCCCGTCGTCACCGCTGGATCCTGATGTTCGACGGCCACGATGGGGCCATGAAGAGCGTCGAGGCCTACGCCGAGGAGACGGAGAAGGTCGCCGCCGCGTGGTTGACGATCCGACTCGCCATGCGGCCCACGGTGCCGTGGGGCCCACGCGACGGCACCGCCGAGGAACTCCGCAGGCACGTCCGGGACGCGTCGGCGTACGTGCGGCCAGCGAAGGTCGAGCGCCTCGTGCCGGAGACCATCGCGTCCGACCTCGGGCGCAACTGGAGGACCGGATCATGAAGCGCATGTCGTTTGCAATGACCGTCGACGCCATCGTCGACCGCAGCAAGACCGTGACACGCAGGCCGTCGCACACGTGGACGGCGGTCAAGCCCGGCGATCGCATCGTCGCCGTGGACAAGGTGATGGGCTTCAAGAAGGGGCAGGTCGCGCGCGTCCTTGGAGTTGTTCGTGTGGTGTCGGTCCGGGTCGAGCGCCTCGACGCGTTCCCGCCAGAGGACTGCGCCCGCGAGGGCCTGCCGGATCTGACACCGGCGGACTTCATCGCCCGTTTCGCCGCCGCGTACAACCTGTCTGCCGACGAGGCGAAGTGGACCGAGGTCCGCCGCATCGAGTTCAAGCACCTCACCGGCGACGCATTGATCGCCGCGCTGGGTGAAGTGAACCAGCGGGCGGCCGCTGGGCGTAAGGCGAGGGAGCGCAAGGACATCAAGGCGTGGCAGGCGGAGGTGCTGTCGAAGGCGGGCTTCCATTCCGAGGTTCACGGGATGCCGTTCGAACGACTGCCGGAGGGTGAGCCATGTTGACGACCGACCTCCTCCTCGACGTGACCCGCGCGGAGTGCCTCACGTGGGCGTCCTACGCGTTCTGGACGCTCGCCTGTGCCTGGCCGGCGTGGACGGTGGCCGCCGAGACGCACGTCCTCCTCGCCATCGTCTACGGCGCTCTGGCCGTGTTGTGGCGCTCGCCGATGGCCGCGGGAGCTTCCGGGGCGTGCCTCGGATCGCTCGCGCTGCGGACGGCCGCCCTGGACCACGGGGCCGTAGTGGGTCTTATGGGTGCGGTTGTCTCGGCCGTGGTCGCCCTGCTCGTTTTCGCCGTCGTACACCGCGGGGCGGACCTCGTCGACGAGGACGGCAAGATGGAGGCACGCCCGCTGTGCCTCGCGCTCACCCTTGCCGTGGGCCTCGCTGCCATGTGGACCGTGCCGATCGCCGACCTCATCGGGTGGGCGCTGCGGTGATGGCGTGCTAGCTTGACGGTATGACGACAATCGAAAAACTTCGCAAAGCCATTCAATTCGCGGACCTGGAGCGCGACGGCGAGGAGGACGTGCGTCCATGAACCGCCGCATCTTCATCGGCACCGACCCCGGCACGAAGGGCGCCTGCTGCGTGCTCGCCGTCGCGGACTGCGCCGACAACGAGCGCGCCCACGGAACTGTCCTCGCCGTCGAGGTGTTCGACCTGCCCGTGGTCGAGCGAGACAACGGCGGGTACGACCTCGACGTCGTCACGTTCAAGGTGGCGCTGAGGACCGCGCTGGTGAACGTCGCGGGCCCGGGCGTCATCCAGCGGGACCTGATTTTTGGCGGTGGCCTCCACGCGGTCACGGAGCGCCCCCAGGTTGGCGGGTCCCAGCGCTTCGGCACGGCGACGCTGGTCACGCAGGCGATCAACGTTGGGGCTGTATGGGCCGTTGTGACGGGCATCGTGGTGGGCATGGGCGGCACGTCCTCGTGGGCGTCTGGGGCGTCGACGGGTGGCTGGCGCGATGAGCTTGGGGGCGTGGAGAGGGACGGCGAGGCGCTGGCCGTGATGGCGTTGCGGATGGCCTGTCCGACGCACGAGGGCGCGATGGAGTTCACCAGGGCCGTGGCCGTCGACGGTCAAATCCTGAATGACGCCCGACCCGACCGGCTCGTCGCTGTCCTGCTCGCCGAGGTCGCCCGCCGCCGCTGGCTCGGCACCGCCTGCGCTCCGAAGAAGGCGGGCACGGCCCGCGCGGCGAAGGCGAGAAAGGTCGACCGCCGCAAGGACGCCATCGCGCGGGCCGTCGCGCCGCTCACCGTGGCGAAGGCGCGGGCGCTGGCGATGAAGTCGACGTGGTGTCCGTCGGTCGAGTGCCACGGCGGCGAGGACGATTCGACGGTGCCGCCAGGGGCGCCGTGCAAGCCCCATAATAAATGCTGCGAGGCGCGCCTGCTCGACTGGGCGTGGCGGGCCGCGCTCGACCTCCCTGACAACCTGCAGGCCATGGTACGGGCGGTCATTCCGAACGTCGACCCGATGCGCACGCTCGGCGGCGTCATCCGAACGATGTCGACGAACGAGTGGTGCATGTCGAAATCGACGGCGGTGTCGAAGGAATGGACAGTGAGGACGATCGCCATGACGGCGCGCGCCGAGGATGTTTGCAAAATCCCCGTGGAGGTCTCGGACGTGCTCATCGACCACGGGCTCGTGCAACTCGTCGTGGGCGACAAGCGCGTCATGTATGCGCCCACGGAGCGGGGGAAGCGATGGGCGCGCACGCTGTCCGAACCCGCGAGGGAGACCGCCCCATGATCATCCACGACCGCCACTACTGCTACGAGCCCGTCCCCAGGCTGCCCCGACCGTCACGGTTCATGGTCGCCTGGGTCCGCTTCGACGCGTTCGCGTGCGGCCTCCTGCACCGCCTCGGCCTCCTCCGGGCGTGGTACGCCGTCGCCAGGCTCGCGCTCGCCGCCTGCCCGCCCATGGCCCGCCTCGTCGCCCCGCTGCGCATCGCCTACCTCGAGCCGAGCCTCACCGGCGGGCCCGACCCGCTGCCCGTCGCCGGCCACGGGGACCGCGTCGTCCTGCTCGAGCGCGGGATGGTCTTCGGCGGGGACATCCACGACGGGGACCGCTGCAACCACGTCCCGTCCGGAAGCGACCTGCTCCCCGTGCCCCGCCTGCGCACCCGCGTCCGCCGCTCGGTCGTGCTGGACGGCCGCTGCGTGCACACCGTGACCATCGGGTGGCGCGTCGTCAGGTGGGGGAGATGACCATGGGCACCATCGACCCCACTCGCCCGTGGACCATCATCACCGGGGACTGCCGCGACGCGATGCGCCGCATGGACCCCGAGTCCATCGACGCCGTCGTCACCGACACGCCGTACGGCCTGAGCACGCTCCTCGACCCGCCGAACCTCGACCGCGAGGCGTTGTGGAAGAAGTTGACCGAGGGGCTCAAGGAGTCGCCCATCCGTGTCCTCATGCGCTCCTGGCTCGACACGGGGGAGAACCCGGTGATGAAGGGCCGCGGGTTCATGGGCAAGGAGTGGGACGCGCTCGTGCCCCCGCCGAACACGTGGCGCGAGGCGTGGCGGGTGATGAAGCCCGGCGCCTACCTGTTCGCGTTCGGCGGCGCCCGCACGTACGACCTGATCAAGGTGGCGATCCGCTTCGCCGACTTCGAGGCGGACGACGATATCTGCACGTGGGTCTATGGTTCAGGAATGCCGAAACGCGTGCGCCTCGACCTCAAGATAGATCAGCACTTCGGGAAGGCGGGTGAGCGACCTCAACTGGGCGTGGCCGGGAGGAGCGGGGCCCAGCGCAATTGCATGTCCGGCGATTTCACAGGCGGCGAGTACTTCGAGCACGGCGCCGCCACCCCCGAGGCCGCCCGCTTCGTCGGCTGGGACCGTGCGCTCAAGCCCGCCTACGAGCCGATCATCGTCGCCCAGAAGCCCTGCCGCGGGACGATCGCCAAGACCGCGCTTAGGTACGGCACGGGCGGGATGCACGTCGACGCGTGCAGGGTAGAACGGGGGGACGCTGGGGAGACGCGAAAGTCGACGAACTGGAAGTCGGATGCGACGCACGGTCTCTACGGCGCCGGAATGGGGCACGGGGACGGCGCGCAGATACAGATCGATCCTCGCGGCGGATACCCCACGAACGTCATCCTCGACGAGCGCGCCGCCGAAGTCCTCGACACCATGACGGGCACGCGGAAGTCTGGAGCGCGGGCGGCGGGGGCGTACGACCAGCGCAACGGGGCGGGCGTGTACAACGCCGCGGGGCCGCGAGATAGCGGGCCGATCGAGGCCAGCGAGGGCGGCGCATCGCGGTATTTCTACGTGGCCAAGGCGTCGACGGCCGAGCGGGATAAGGGCCTTGACGCGATGCCGGTGCTCACGCCGGGGGAGCGCAGCGACCGCGAGGACGGGACGGCGGGGATCAACGGGTACGCGGGCACGAGGGCCGAGGCGCGCAATCCCCACACCTGCGTAAAGCCGGTGGTGCTCATGCAGGACCTCGTGCGGCAGGCGATCCTTGAGTACGTGACGCGTCTCGCCTCGCCGCCCGGAGCGCACGACCCGGACGTCAGCAAGCGGCCGGTCGTGCTGGACTGCTTCATGGGCAGCGGCACCACTGGCGTCGCCTGCATGATCGAGGGCGTGCGGTTCATCGGGTGCGAGATGGACGAGCAGTACGCCGCCGTCGCCCGCGCCCGTCTGCAGCACGCGTACCACCTGCCGCGCGAGGCTGAGGACGGCGAAGGGCCCGCGCCCGTCGTGTCGTCCACCACGGGCCAGGTGTTGTTGTTCTAGGCGTGGCGCCTGCGCCCTCGCCGCGTCACCCTGTGGGCGTGCCCAGCGGCGTACAGCGCGGCCTGCCCGGCGTTGCCCCGGAGGAGGCCGCCCTCCCGTCCGAGGCGGTCACGGGGACGTACGCGGTGTCGGGGGAGTTGCTGGCCGAGCGGCGCCGGGAGTCGCTCGGCCGCCTCCGCGCACTGCTCGGCGAGTGTCCCGTGGGCTTCACCGCGGAGGAGTGGCGGGTCGTGGGCGCCGCCTTCGCCCCGGCCCCCGTGGGCGCCCCGGGCACGACGTCGGCCCGCGCCGAGTTGCTCTCCCGCGCGCTGGCGTGCTTCCCGGGCCACCCGCCCGCCAACGCCGCCCGCCTGTACCGGGAGGCGCTCGGCCGCCCGCACGTCGCTGCCGTCCTCGCCGAACTGCGGGCCGTGGAGATGCTGGACGTCGTCGAGCAGCGGGCGCTCGTCCGGGAGTCGCTCCACGCGGCGCTCGGCCTGCGGGACGCGCTCACCGTCGACCTCGCGGCGGAGGACCCCTCGGGGTGCGCGAAGCTCACCCTGGCCGTCGTCGCCGCCGCGAAGGCCCTCATGGACCTCGACGGCCTGCGCGCCCGCCCCGAGGAGGACGGCGACCGGGCCGGCGGGCGCGGCGAGCAGGACGTCCGGCAGGCGCTCGCCGAGAAGGTCGCGGCAGTGCAGGCGGACCTCGCGGGGCGGCGCGTGGTGTCATGACGTGCTAGGTTGCATGTATGCAGACGATCAAATACGAGGCAATGGCAGGCGAGGACATCGACAAGGCAACGAAGGTCATGGTGAGGATTGCACGTGCGAACGAGGCCGTTGTGACGACCGACTTCAACGGGATCATTGTGGAGGCCAAACCGGACTCCGACGGTGACACGCTGGCCGATGAATACCGGGCGGAGTGCAAGCGGCAGTCCGACGCGTACCGGGCATCGCCTGAGTACGCAGAACGGGTGCGACAGGCTGCCGAGGAGGATGCTCGCAAGCGGGCAGGTCTCGAAGCAGTGCTCGCTGCGTGTCCCGGCATCCCGACGATGCGAGACGCAGACAGATGGAGGAAGACCGTCGATAACAATCGGGATGGCGGATATGGGGAGGCCGTCATCCGCTACGCGTCGCTTTGGGCGAGACTCATGGAGGGGGCGCTCGCAGGCGGCCGACCCGTGGCCGTGTGCGCCCAGGACCTCTCACGCCTCGCGGATGTCGAGGGCATCACCGGCGCCATGTACGGCATGGCCCGCAGCCTGCTCGTGCAGTGCTGGGCGCACGGCGAGGAGTTGGCCAAAGCCCCGCGTTGAACCTGTACGACCTGCAGTCCGTGGGCATGGACGACGCCGCCTTCGCCGCGTGGCTGCAGGGCGTCGACGTCGGCCGCGGCCTGCCCCGCCTCACCGCCCGCGAGGCCGCCGCCCTGCTCGCCGACCCGGAGTTCTTCGCGCGGCCGGGGCAACTGTGGGAGCCCGGCGCCGAGCAGATCGACGTGTTCGAGGGCGGCCGAGGATCGGGTAAGTCTTACGGCGGGGCACTCGCCATTCTGGCGGCCGCCCGCGACCCGGAGCGCTGGGGAGGCTTCGCCCTCATGGCCGGGCCCGACCCGCAGGCAGTCGACAGCGACATGCTGTACGGCGCCTCGGGCTTGCTGACGATCGGCCGTAGGATGGTCGAGGCTGGCATTGGCCTGCCGTTTATCCACAACCCGAGCAAATTGCGCGTGACGTTCGCCAACCCCCACGGCGGGGGCTCGGGGCTCACCATCCTCCTGCGCGCGTCGACGAAGCCACGTGGCGGACGCGGCCCAAGTGTTGGCATCGCGTGGCTTGATGAGTTCGGCGTGTGGGACCACAAGACGCGGGACGACCAGGGGACGAATTTCTGGCAGGCGCTCCGCCCGGCGATCCGCGCGGGCAGGCCGACCAGCCACGTGCTCATCACCATGACTCCGTCCCGCCAGCCCGAGGTGCGCGCGCTGCAGCGGGACGCCGAGCGGCCGGAGTGCCCCACCTGCCGCGGGCGCTACCTCGTCGAGCGCGGGCCGTACGACGGCGAGGAGGGCCAGGAGCCCTGGCGCCTGCCCCGGTCGCCGCAGGTACGCCTCCACCCGCTCCTCGACACACGCACCACCGAGGTCCTGCGGGAGTGCCCGGCGTGCGGCGAGGTCGTGATCGCCGTCGTGCGCACCGTGTTCTTCGCCACCACGGACAACCCCCACACGGACGCGGGCAGCAGGGAGCGGGCCCGCCGCGCGCTGGCCTCCGGCCGCTCCTCGGACCGCATGGAGTTCGCGCCGACCGGCGAGGCCGACAGTTCACCCCGCGGGACCCTCGTGCTCGAGCAGGACATCGTCCGCGTGGACGTCGACGTCGCCCCGTCCGCCCCGGACCGCTGGCAGGCCGCCCTCGCCGCGCTGGGCATCGCCGCCTCCGACACGCTGGCCCTCGTCGACCCCGCGGTCACGAGCAAGACGACGAGCGATGAGACGGGCCTCGGGGTCGCGGGCGGGCGGTGGACCTCAGCCCAGCAACGTCAGCACGACGCGCAGCACGGCAAGGACGCCGACGAGGCCGTACAGGCACAGGAAAAACTGGTCGAGCGGGTCGGTCGGCACGGGGACAGCGTGGCCACCCCGCTGCGCATCCGCCAGTGCGTCGGCCTGCAGGACCACAGTGTCCGCCCCGGCGAGGTCGAGGCCGGCCCGCCGTCGTCCGTGTGGGCCCCGCGCGTCTACTGGCTCGCCGTCCTGTGGGGCTGCCCACGTGTCGTCGTCGAGGTCAACCAGGGAGGTGACGAGGTGACCGCCGCCCTCCGCGCCCTCGTCGCCCGCCCGCCCGCCGAGCAGGACCGCGAGTTCCTCGAGCGCCTCGCCCGCGAGGTCGGCCGGCCCGTGGGCAACCTCGGCGCCCTCCCCCGGCGCGTCGCCCAGTCCGCCCGCGCGCTGCACGTCGAGACCGTCACCAGGCGCGCGGACAAGGTCGTGCGATGGGAGTGGTGGGGTGGGAGCGCCTCGCGCGGCGAGCAGGCCCTCGCGGCGCTCCCGTGGGCCGGCGGGGCGCGGGCGTGGTCCGTCGTCGTGTCGCAGTTGACGGGCCTGGAGCGGCCCGGGGCGAGCGGCGGGGCGCCCGTCCAGTCCGCCCGCGGGGACGACCGGCGCGACCGCGCGGACTGGCTCGTCGGCGCAGCGGAGTTGATCCTTGGGGTGCGCGAGACGGCGCGGGGGACCGTGGTGCAAGGGCCGGGTTGGCTGGGGAAAGTCCAGGCGGGGGCCTTGCGCAGGTAGCTACATTTCGATGGATGTCGCTTTTCTGGCACGGTAGCTTGACAAGCCAGCGGGACAGGTCCATAACTTACCCATGTCCACCACGAACACCGCCGCCACCTACGGTCACCTCATCAACTACACCACGGGCGAGACCATCCGCCCGGCCACCCGCGAGGACTGGCTTCGCGCCGCCGAATTCGGCGACAAGTTCACAGGCGCCCACATGGACCTCGACGGCGAGACGACGATCTACTGCGACGGCCCCAAGGGCGATCTGGAGACTTAGCGACCACCTGTCCCATGGGACAGATTGGCCCGCAAGCCGTCACCTCCACGTGGCGCGGGCTGGACACGCAAGGTAGCGTGACTGACGACGGCGAAAGCTAGCAATGCTCCTCACCAACGAAGAACAAGCCGCATTCCGTCCCTCCGTTGTCCAGTTCGCGCAACCGTACCTTCTAGACACCGCCGCGCCACCGCGCTCGGCGGTGTGGAAGCTTGTTGAGGACTACTGCGGTCCATGCGATTTCCTCACCACGCGCGAGCAGCTATTCGCGGCCGACAGTCGTCTGCAGGCCCACGCGTTCTTCGCGTGGCGGGTCCTTAAGGACCTCGGCTTCGCCATCGGCAACCTCGGCTGACGTGCACCTGTCAGACCCTTCGATAAGGAAACCATGACCCACGTCCCCGCCATCTACACCCTCGTCAACTGCACCCCTCACGACGTCGGCATCGTGCTCCCGACGGGCGAGACGCTGACGGTCCGCGCCTCGGGCACCGTCGCCCGAGCAGTCGACGCGCTTCCTGACTCGGACCTCCGATCCGGAGGGCGACGAGCTCGGTTCACGCACGGTCGAGATCGCCGAGCCCGTGTACGGCGCGGTGACGGGCCTCCCCGACCAACACGATGGGGTAGCGTATATTGTCTCGCAGATGGTCGCGGCCCGCTCCTCACGGACCGACCTGCTCTACCCGGACAGCGGACCGGACGCGGTCCGCGAACGCGGCCAGGTGGTTGCGGTCCGCCGACTGCTCCGCTCGCCGCAGGGGTGACCTGCTGAGACATTCCCTGTCCTCCGGGGCAGGTGGACCGCGTGTCGCCACCTCCGCGTGGTGCGGCCCGGGAATGCCACCATCGGCAGCCAACGGCGACGGGGTATGGGAGTCATGTACTGTCACGATTCGAAGGTCATCTACTACGTCGTTGCGGGCGACCGCGTGTTCTGCTGCTCGCTGTCGTCGGTCCTTGCCGGGCACGCGCGGGCGGTCAAGGAGGGCGAGACGAACGGCATCGGCATGGCCGGGCGCTCGCCATTCGCCAGCGACACCGCGGTCGTCGGGCTCGCCGAGATGCTCGTGGACGAGCAGGGGGAGCAACGGTCGCTCGCCCCGCTGTCGCTGGAGTCCACGGTGGCGGTCCGCCTCCTCGCGTCAGCGTTACAGGTCCCGGTCTCGACCGCCCTGTCCGCGGTCTCGATCTGGGCGGACTTCGCCGACGAGGTGAGCGGCCACCTGGACGACGGGGCGGAGGTCGAGGACGCGTTCGCCATGGCAGGGCTGATCCCGGTGGCGCGCGCGGCGTAGGCGACGTACCTTGCTGGCAGGTGAGGGCGGCGGGTGACCGTCCCAACCCAAACACCTCTTGAGCCCCAGGCCTCACCGCCCGGGGCTTTCGTATTCGGTGCGTCCGGTGGCCAGAACGACGCCCGCGCGCTATCTTGACGGCGTCATGGCAAGCACGAAGAAGACGACGAGCAAAGGCGGGGCGAAGAAGGCCAGCAAGGTGAAGGCGGGCGCGAGCAACGGTAAGCGCGGGGCCGCCGCGAAGACCACCGTGAAGCGGGGCGGCCGGAGCGGGGCGATGAGGGGCGCCGGCAAGTCGCTCGCCCTCGGGGTCCAGGACGCAGCCACGCCCCGCCCGCGCATCGAGGACCCCGTCCAGCGGATCCTCGCGCGGTATATCCCCCGCCTGTGCGCCATCTTCGGGTACCCGCCGGAGCGCCTCACTGTGCGCGGGGCGAGCAAGACCCCGGTGGAGTTCGTCCAGAACAGCAAGCGGGAGGTCGCCCTGGGGTCCGTCGTGTGGCTCGGCCGCGAGCTCGGCATCACCTGGTCGCACCTCCACCACCGGGAGGATGAGTACGGCAAGACGGAGATCCCGGAACTCCAGGGCGCGCACCGCTTCTCCCTGGGCCTGTTCGCCACGCGCTTCGGTGCGCTGACCGGCCTCGGCGACGACCCCGAGACGGGTGCGGCGCTCCCCGGGCCGGTGGGGCAGGACGGGGCGTTCGTGCGGCAGGCGTACGAGTTGATCCGCGCGGACGCGCTGCGCGAGGTCAACGAGGCGGTGCCGACGTGAGGCCCGCGCAGATCCCCAGCAGGCTCGTCTCGCGCGTGCGCAACGGCGTCGACGGCGGGCGGGGCTCGTACGAGGGCGTGGTTGACGAGCCGGGGCAGCGCCTCAACGCGAACCAGCAGGCCCAGCGGCGTGAGAAGCGGGTCATCAAGCGCCTGGGCGGGAAGACCCGCAGGCGTGCGCTGCAGCGGGACGGGCAGCGCAAGGCCTACGAGGCATGATCACCATGGCCGGCTTCGACTTCATGTTCCTGCGGACGCGCGACCGCTCCGAGGGCGGCGGTGCGCGCCTGCTGTCCGCGGGCGAGAAGGCGGACCGGGCGGCGTACCTCTTCGACCCGCCGACGTGCTGGGCCTGTGGGCGTGAGTGCGAGCGCCTGGGCATCGCGTGCACGCCTTGCCTTGCCACAGGGGTCCCGCTGTCGTGCTCGTGATGCGACGTCGGCATCCATGCGCGGAACGAGACCGCGCCCGCCAGAGGCTCCTGCTTAAGATGCTCGGTCGCATGTCCGGCGACGCAAGGTGGGTCCAGGTGCTGATCTGGACGTGGGATGGCGTGAGCTGAAAAGATAGCTTGACAGGCGCTTGCGTGGCCTGATAGCTACCTTGCATGCCCGTCGACGCGAACACCACCCGCACCGCCTCTCACTCCTCCGCCGCCCGCCCGCGCTCGTCCAGCACGGCCGACCAGACCCCCACCATCCTCGCCGTCCTCGCCGACCGCTGCGCCGCCTGGGACGGCCTGTTGCGCATCCGCGTCGGCAACGATCGCAAGGCCCGCGCCGCCGCCCGCACGGCCCTCCGCGCCGCCGCTCACGTCCTCGCCCCGTCCCTCAAGAACGACGAGGCGGGCGTCCGCGCGTTCACTGTCCGCACGCTCCTCGCCCGCAGGCGCCCCGCCGGCCTCCACCCCCGCCGCCCGTGGGCCCGCGCCGTGCTCGTCGAGGCCATCACCTCCGCCGACCGCAAGGACGACGACCGGGGCCTGCGCGCCGCCGTCGCCTCGCTCACGGGCTTCAGCATCTCGAAGATGCCGTCCTGCATCACCCGCGCGCTCTACCGCAACCTCGAGCGGCGCCACGACTCCATGCGCCGCGGCCTGGACCGCCTCGTCGCCGCGAATATCCGCCTCGCCTACCGCGCCGTCGCCCGTCACCTCGGCGGACGCGATGCCGTCCTCGGCCTCGAGCGCGCCGACCTCGAGCAGGAGGCGACCCTCGGGCTCCTCCACGGCCTCCGCTCCTTCGACCCCTCCCGCGGGTTCGCCGTGAGCACGTACGTCTCCTCGTGGATCAAGCACGCCATCACCCGCGCCATCGCCGACCAGGCCGCCACGATCCGCGCACCCGTCCACCTCGTCGAGACCATGAGCAAGATCGCCGCCGTCCGCCGCGAGCACCCCGGCGACGACCTCACCGTCGAGGACCTCGCGCGCCTCACCGGCCGCCCCGCCGCCACCATCCGCACCGCACTCGAGCAGTATCCCCTGACCATGTCCGCCGACGCGCCGATCGGCGAGAGCGTCCCAGGTGGAGGCACAGCCCGCGCTGCGCTCGCAGGCGAGGTCGCGCCCACCTTCTTGGAGCGCCTCGAAGACCCCACCTCGTGGGACCTCACCGAGGTCATCGCCCGGCGCGAGATGGCCGCCCTCGTCCACGACGCGGTCGCCCGCCTCCCGTCCCGTGAGGCCCACGTGCTGCGGACGCGGTACTTGTCCGACGAGGCAGGCGGCCACCCCGGCGGCCACGAGCACACCGAGGTCGACGGCGTCCCCACCTTCGAGTCCGTCGGCCGCTCGCTGGGCGTCTCACGCGAGCGCGTGCGGCAGATCGAGGGCGTCGCCCTGGCCACCGTCCGGCGCAGGGTGGGCAACGGCGGGCGGCGGACCGGCGAGCAGGCCGAACTGTTCGCTTGCGGGGGCGGGCTGTGAGGCTCGCCTACACCACCCACGCCGTCGAACGATGGTCAGGGCTAGTTGACCCGCCGATCGATTGGCGCGCGGCCATCGCCGAGATGAAAGTGGCGTGCGCCGCGACGACCGCCCGCGAGCGCGTGGGGAGGACGAAGCGCGGACAACCCGTGTACCGCGTCAACGTACCCCGCGAGGCGTACCTCGTGGTCGTGCGCAAGGAGGACGACTCACATACCCGCAATACCAGCGCGACGGTTGCCGATGGCGTAGTCGTCACCGTACTACCCCGCGACCTGTGGGTCCGAGAACCCAATATCGACACGTCCCAGGAGATCCTCGACGCGTGGGACGAGCAGCGCGAGTGGCTCCCGGCGCCGCCTCGCGGACATCGCTTCCGCAACCCGCCACCGTCGAGCGTGCCCTCGTGGCCCACTGCGTCTACCCCTCCACTGCCGGCGTCAGAGGATGTCCTCCGATCCGCGACGGTGGGCAGTGGTCCGTCGCTCGGGAGCGCGGACGCGAAGAACTGCAACGACTGGCGCTCGTTCGCGTGGACCGTCGCGGCTATCGAGCGCGAGCGCCGGATGGCCGAGCATTTCCGTCTCGAGCGCGAACTGATCCTTGAACAACACGAAGTACTCGCGGCCGCGTTCCGCCTAGTCACGGGCCGCGGGACGATCGAGGAACTCGCCTTCGCCTTCGAGGCCGTCAAGCCCGGCGCCATCGAGCAGAGCAAGGCCAAGCGGGGCACGTCGTGATAGTCGTTGTCGTGCTAGCTTGCTAGCATGTACGACAACCGCATCGACCCCTTCGACATGGACGCGGCCCTCGACGCGCACGTCTTTGAGGCCGCCGCCGTGCGTCTCAACAGGCTCGTGCACGGCCGCAACCTGCACGCGAGAGCACCGATCGCGGTCATCGACACGACCGCCCTGAGTTCGGCGGTCGCACGTGCCCAGGCCACCATCGATGACCCGACCAGTGAGACGCGGGAGGCGGGCGCGAGGATCATCGCCACGCTCAAGGAGCGGCGTTACAAAGAGCACCTCGCTAAGCAGCAGGCACGGGAAGCGAGACGCGAGGAGCGACGCAGGACGCAGGAGGCGAAAGACCTCGCCGTCGCCGCCAGGATGAAGGCCCGGAGGTTGAAGCGCGAGGCTGATGAGGCAGCGCGAGCGGAACAATTGCGAGCCCGCGCCGATGAGAAAGCCGCGCGGCTGGCTACAGAGCGTGCGCGACCGCGTCGGCCGTATCGTCGTATTGGTCCGGAGCCGCTTGTGACGTGGCCCCGACGCGCGTCCTCCGGCGGATGACCGGCGCCGACCGCTGGCCATCGATGGCCGCCCTCCGAGCCGCGAAGGTCCGGACGGCGGCCATCTGCGCGTCGGTGGGAGGGGCAGGTCGGGTGGGCAACTCTGCCACCGCATCGACCATCGCGACCTCAAGCCCGACAACGTCGGCGGGTAGTGCGTCGGCCAAGGCGTCGGCCAAGGCGTTAGCCGTCGCCGCCATCTCCCGCGTTGCCGACACGTACAGCTTGCGGAGCGACTCCCGGCACATCCGCCGGCCGGAGCACCTCAGGGGGCTCGCAGCCAGCGCCTCGAAGGTCTCCGGCTCGCCCGCGCCATCCAGCCCGTGCCGGCGGCGCACCACCTCCGCCGCCTCGGGGTCGCGGGCCCGCACCCGCTCGAGCGCCGCGTACGCCGCCCGCCGACGCTGCCCCGCCTCCTGCTCCTCGGCCGCCCTCGCCTCCGCGTCGTCGGCCTCCTCCCGCAGGTGCTCCGCTGCACGGTCCAGCCTCCCGCCGCGCCCACCGGAGTCGCCCCCGTGCCCGCCGCCTCCCGCGCCGTCGCCCTCGCCATCCGAGCGCTCCCCCGTGCCGACCTCGGAGACCACCTGCGCGGCCCCGTGGCGCAGCGCGGTGAGCAAGGCCGGGCCCTTGCACTCGAGGCCCAGCAGGACGCTCACGCAGGCGGCGAGACGCTCACGCACCCGCTCGGCCTGGCCGCCCGCCCGCTTACCCACCGCCGCTGCCAGCAGGACCCGCGCGACCGCAGGCGCCCATGTCCCACGGTCTCCTCGGCGCCCGCGGCCGAAGTCGCGCGAGGCCAGGGGGAACGCCGCCGGGGAGCACGGGCGCGTCGTCGGCCCCGTCCCCGCCGTCGCCGTGAACGCCAGCGAGAGCGCCCAGGCCGCCTCCCGTGGGGCCTTCGTGAGCCCGGCGCGCAGCAGGCCCGCCAACTCGGCGCACCCCTCGGCGAGCCCCTCCGGCCGCGCCCCGGGCCCACCCTCCTCCGGCACCCCCCATGCCTCCACCGCGGCGTCGATCGCCCCGTGCAGCACGCCGGGGTCCACGCCCAGGTCCTCCACGTCGCGGCGCAGCCGGCGGGCCCAGTCGGGGACATCCACTAGGTCCCGACCGGAGAACACCGCCCCGCACCCCTGGTAGATCCAGTTGATGGCGTAGGTGGAGATCGCCACCCCGGACTTCTTCCCGGCCGGCTTGAAATTGGGGTCGTAGTCCAGCAGGGCCCGGCGCAGGCCATCGGCGCCCCCCTGCAGCAGGTCCGCCCGGGTCACCGACCCCTTGGGCGAGAAGTACCTCGACTGCACCCCAAGGACGAGCCGGCCGTTCGCGCGCATCGCGCGGTCCATCGCCCGGTCCATCCGGCGGAGGGCGCCGAGGACCGCGGGGTGGATCGGGAGGACGTTCGATTTATTTTCGAGGGGTGGTGATCGTTCGGCCTGATCAGCGACACGTTCGAATGCAGGGCCCTTCGGCAACCGCACCGCCGCGAACAGGATCCGGCAGTCCCGGTCGACCACGAGGTCATACGCCGCGCCGCCCCCGTGCTTGGCCAGCTTGGCCGCTGCCGACATGCACCCGCCGGTGGACGTGTCGAGTTGGACGGGGGTGAACAGCGACAGGGTGAGCCCGTCCTTCATGCGCCCGTTGCAGTCTCGGTTGCCGTGGGCGCGGGAGTACTTCAGGGGGTGCCCGGGCGGCGCCTTGCAGGGCTTGCGCATGAGCGCACGGCCGAACCTGCCCGTCCGCTGGGGAAGCCCTGGGCAGCCCACAAGTTCGGTCCCCGCGCGGATCGGCCGGCGGCACACCCGGCACCGCTTCGGCGGGTCCAGCCAGTCGGCGAGGGCCTCCCGCAGTTCGCGGACGCCGCCCCGGCCGGACTGGTCCGAAGGGTCGCACCGGGCGCGGAGCGCGGTGGCGAGCCGGCGGGGCTCGTACATCTCGGCGAGGCGCCACAATTCCCGGCGGGCGGGGAGGACCTTGGCGGCGAGCAGGGGGCCGTCCCGCTTGGCTGTGGCCTCGTCGACGGAGGCGTAGGCGGCGACCACGGCGGCGGTGAGGGCCTCCTCGCCTGAGGCGGCTTGGCTGGCCCCCAGCTTGCTCGGGCCCCGGAGCGTGAAATTCGGCATGCCGTCAAGCTAGCACGTCAATCCACCATAAGGAATAGCCTATTTCATGGGTTATTCACCATGTGCAGCGCGCGGGAGCGGGGCAATGTGGGCCACCCGATTTTCTGGCAAGGTAGCTTGACAGGTCGGACGGACAGGTCCATAACTTTCCCATGCTTGACACCAACGACATCCCATCCCCGAGCATCGACCCGTCCGCGATCGCCATCGACATCGAACCCGACGATGATCTTGAACATTTCGTCCCGGATCCTGACGAGGTGCGGGTGGCTGCCCACACAACGTTTTCATGGACGGTCAAGTTCACCGTCTCTGGAACCTGGGTCGCAGACGGCTTTAATCTCGACCACGAGCGGGCGATGGAGATGCTTCGCGGTGACCTTGGGTATGCGCACGAGTTTGAACTCGGCGCGCAAGTCCTTACCGCTCCGCCGCCGCAGGCCATCTGCGCGATGCAAGGTGAAGTATCGACCTATGCCCAAGAGGGGCAGTCGATGATCAACGACTTGCTGGATGCAGCCGTGGCCCGTGTTCGTAAGGCGGCACCCCGTGCGCTCGAGCCGAGCGACGAACCAATCGGACTCGCAAACGGCGCCGGCTGCTATCTGCCGGAAGACGATTAGACCCGCGACGAGCGGAGAGCGCCGCGATGCCCACCCTCGCCGTGTGCCCAGCCTCCGCGACCGCTACTCCCCGTCCGCCCTCGTCCGCTCCGCCCGCACGTGGGTGACGGGGGCGGCCGCGCGGGCGCTCTGGGGTGGTGGCGCTGGCGACGTGCTCCAAGCGGCCAGAATGGCCAGCAGCGGGGCCCAGCGGCTCGATGGGGGTGGCGCTGAACCTGGGGCACGGAAGGACTGCGGGGGTCCGGGCGGGTGCGGACCGGCGCCGTCGTGGGGTGGCACTGTGGGGACAGGACCGCTCGGCCTCGACCGCTCGGCGATCGACTACCTGTGCGGGGAGCAACTCATGCGCACCATCGTCAACGGCATCGTCGACGACGCGCTCACCGTGCGGCCGAAGCTGTCCGGCGAGACGGGCGAGCTCACCGAGTGCGTGGAGTACCTCGACTCGCACGGGTTCTTCCCCAGCGCGCAGCAAGGCATGATCTTCGGCCGGCGGTACGGGGGCGGGGCGACGCTGTGCTTCATCGACGACGGGTGCCCGCCGGAGGAGCCCGTGAACCTCATGGCCGTCCGGGGCGTGGTGGGCTTCGCGGCGCTGCCGAAGTGGCACGTGGTGCCCGCCGACGCTGGCAGCCCGCACGTGCGCGGGGCGTGGTATGGGCCGCGGTACGGGCGCCCGGAGCACTACGTGGTGGCCCCCGAGGTCGCGGCGCAGGCCGAGGCAGCGTGGTTGGGGGCTGGGCAGGGTGCCACGGGTGCGAAGGCCCTCGGCGCCGATGAACTCGCCGTCCTTGCCCCGGAGCGCGCCGGCAACCTGTCCCTCCGGGCAGGCCAGCGCTGGCACCGCTCCCGCGTCATCCCGTGGCCGTACTGCGACGAGCTAACCCTCCGGCAGGCGCGCATCGTCCCGGGGTGGTCCGGGTGGGGTCCGGGGGTCGTCGAGTCGTGCGCGCGGGCCTACCTCGCACGCCGGTCGGGGGCGCTGCGGGTGGACGGCATCATGCGGAGCCTCGTCTACAACGTCCTCAACATGCCCGACGTCGCGTCCGCCCAGAGCACTCCGGACGGCGGCGAGGGCCTCCGCAACACGCTCGAGTGGATCAAGGCGTGCCTCGCCTTCACCATGGACGAGGGCCTGCCCCTCGTGGCCATCGACAACCTGAGCAAGCTCGAGCCCAAGTCGCACACGGTGAGCGGCATCTCGGACCTGCTCGCGGCGCAGCGGACCTTCCTGCTCGACTCGCTGCCCGAGTACACCGAGGTGCGCCTCTTCGGCGCGTCGCAGACGGGCATGGCCGGGGACAAGCTGGACGGCCAGTGGCGGGCGTACTACGGCAACGTGGACTCGTTCCTTCGCAACTGGTTCTGGTCGTGCGGGACGTTCGGGGGCGGCATGAAGCAGGCGGTTAGCTTGGCCATGTTGTGCCCGGACGGCCCCACACGCGGCCGGTACGACCCCACCGTCAAGGCGACGTGGCCATCGCTGTGGAAGGACAGCGAGCAATCCAGGGCCACCACACGCAAGACGGACGCCGAGGCGCGGGCCATCGAGAAGGCGGTTCTGGGCCTCACCAGCGAGACCTTCCTGCGCCACGACCCCACCGTGCAGAACACCTTCCCGAGCCTCGACGTGGACGACGAGCCGCTCCCCCAGCCCGACCCCAACGCAGACGAGCAGCAGGCGCTCGAGGACCCCGCGGTGGGTGCTGGCGGGTCCAACCCGGCGGCCACCCCGGCGACGGCGCTGCAGTCCCTCAGCGAGCGGGCTGGGGGCGGTGCGGGCGAACAGGCCGACGCCTCCGCCTCGACCACGGACGACGCCTCCCCCAGCGAGCCAGCGACGCTCCCCAAGGACATCCACAGCGTGGCGCAGATCGCTGAGGCGTTGGGCATGACGCGCCGGGCGGTGCTCAAGGTCATCCAGCGGGCGGGCATCAGCCCCTTCCTCGACCCCGGGAAGGGGGCCATCGGCGGCGCTCGCTTTGAACTCGGAAAGGTCCTCGACGCGTGGCGCAGGCAGGCTGAGGGGCGGGCGGACGCTATGCGGGGCGAGCCGGGCCCGACTGCACGACGTGCTCCGCTTCGTTGATGCGGGCCGCGTGGATATGGTGGTCTCCGCGTTCGATGCCTTCGAGGACCTTGGACCACAGCAAGGCGGCGAGGTGTCCGCCCATGCCTCGACCTGCTGAAGGCGCCAGATCAATCATGGTGCGCAACCAGGCGGTGATCTTCCGCTCGGAGTCGTCCAGGGTCATGTCTTGTTCCTTGGCCACACCTCGGCGCCGGTGAGTCTCCCGGCCTTCGCGTGGGCGCGGATGGCGAACCGGAGGGAGATCGAGCGGCCGGGGGCGCTGAGGGCCCAATCGGCCACGAGGGCGTTGTAGGTGGGGAGGTCCATGGCGACGCGGACCACGTCGTTCGTGGCCATGGTGACGACGGCGATGTCGTTGCTCCAACTGAGGGATTCGATGTGGGAGGCCCGGACGATGTCCTCGGCCCCGTCGATGGCCACGAGCGTGATGGTGTTGGGGGTGCGTCTCGACATGTCGTCAAGCTAGCATGCCAGCGATGGCGGGCCCACCCGAGCGGCGGAAGTGAGAGGAGATGTTAGTTTCTCCGTCTTCTCTTCTATGCCGTTCGTGGCCCGCTACCCAGGTCCTTGTACCCTACGGCTCCCCGCGGTGCCCCACTCGGGGCGACCCGCTAGCCGCTCGCTGGCGCTCGCTAACGCGTCCCCGCTGCGTGGCCGCAGGGAGTAGGGTACAGGATGGGCGGGCCCGCCGTCAAGAGGGTTAATTTAAAAGGGGCAGAAGTAGGTTCGTTAGGTCATGCTGGCAAACGGACACCTGCCCGGATCGCGGCGCATCGGGCGCGAGGCGAGGTGCACGACTAGCGCGCTGCCGCCCATGCGACCCGTAGCATGCTCACCCAATGTCACGCGCGAACCCCGAGTCCCCGAACCACTCCGACCGCCCCGCCTCCAACCCCGCCGACGACGCCCGCAACGCTCCCAGCAAGCCCGAGGGCGAGCCGTCCAACCCCGGCAAGGACAACGACGCCCGCCGCTCTACCGACCCGCAGGGCGACGGGCACACCCACGAGTCGCCCGCGGAGGCGGAGGACCTCGGCCGCGCCGAGGCCGGCCAGGGCAAACGGGGCGAGCGTGGCGAGCAGGCCGACCGCGCGGGCCGCACCTCGAAGCACTAACGGGCTGCCATGCTCATCCTCGCCACCGCGCACATGTCGACGCTGACCCTCGTGCTGGTCGTGTGCCTCGTCGTCGTTCTGCTGGGCGGCGGGTACGGCTATCACCGCTGGGGCTGGGCGGGCGGCGCCTCGCCGCTGGGCGTCGTGCTGCTGGTCCTGCTCGTGCTGTGGCTGGCGGGGCGGATCTAGCCGAATAGGCCGAGGTTTTCACGGGCCTTGAGGATCTGCAGACCGCGGGTCTGTGCGTAGACGAGAGCGCCGGCCAGCGCCGCCACCTGGGCCGGCGAGCAGGTGTGCACGTAGCCGTCGTCGCCCGCCGGCGCGATGCGGAAGTCGCAGCACTCATCCCACTTCACCGTGACCGTGAAGGCAGATTCGCTATCCACGGGTCGGCCGGATGGCGGTGCCGCATAGACCGCCAGCGGAGAGTTGTCCGCCTCGAGCATCACGCAGTCGAGGTGCGCGAGATGGTGTCCTTCGACCTTCCACAGCATGAGGTAGCGGGTCTCCTCCTCGGGCTCGCCGAACACGGCCTCCTCAGTGAATGACCAGGTCTCGTCGGCGCTGACCGTGGTAGCGTGTATTTGAACGACTGGCACTTCCATGGTCGCAAGGTAGCACGCGCCGCCCGCGTAGCCTCGCCCCGTGACCGTCCGAACTGACGCGGGAGGCCTCCACCTTGGCGCCCGCCCCATCGACATCCGCCCGGACGGGTGGCGGGTGTACCGGGGGCGCATCCCGGCGGACGTCGTGAGCGCCTACCCGGACCTCCACCCGCCGCGCGACGAGTTCATCCCGGCGAGCGAGGCCCTCAGCGACGAGACCATCGCGTCCTGGCGCGGCGTCCCGTTCAGCCTCCTCCATGCCGACGACTTGCTCGACGCGACCACCGTCCGCGAGCACATGGTGGGCACCGTGCTGTCCGCCGTGGCGAACTGGGACGGGGCGAACGGCCCGGAGACGGTGGTCGACGTGGTCATCCACGACGCCGCCGCACAGGCCGAGGTCGAGAGCGGCCGCCTCGTGCAGATCAGCCCCGGGTACCGCTCGGAGGAGGACTGGACGCCCGGCGAGCACAAGGGCCGGCGCTACCAGGTCGTCCAGCGCAAGCGGCGGATGAACCACTTGGCGGGCGTGCCAGGAGCCCGGACCGTGACCGCCGAGGGTCGCCCCGCCCGCTTCGATGAGCATCCGAGCGCCGCCGCCAAGCCCACCAGCCAGGCCGCCAAGCGCGCCCCCTACTCTCACACCGCAGACGCGAGGACCGACACCATGGACGAGACCGAGACCCAGCACGGCAGCGATGAGACCACGGACCCCCACGCCGGCACCGAGCAGACCCGCAAGGACGCCGTCGTCCTCAGCCCCGAGGACGTCGAGGTGCTCAAGAAGATGAGCCCCGAGGGCTTCATGGCCGTCTCCACCGCGCTGGGCCTCACCGCCGCCGCGATGCCCGAGCCCGATGGCGACGAGGTCGTGGCCGAGGTTGAGGACGCGGGCAGCATGGACCCGGCCGCCGCAGCCTCGCCGATGGACTCCGCGGGTGGGGGCGGTGCCGCCGACCCGGCCCTCGCGGACCTCATGGCCCGCTTGGCCAAGCTCGAGGCTGCCATGTCCGGCGGAGCGGCGGGCGATGCCATGCCCGCAGGTGGTGCTGCCGCGATGCCGATGGATGCCAAGGCGCCCCCGTTCGGCAAGGAGAAGAAGGACGGCAAGGGCAAGCCCGCGGGTCAGCCCACCGTCGCCGTGACCGTCGACGCCTCCGCCGCCCTCGCGGCCGCCGAGTCCCAGCAGGCCGTTGCTCGCGCCACCTTCGACGCCTCCGCCAAGTTCGTCGGCGTCGTCCGCAAGGACGGCCACGTCGCCGACACCACCACCGAGGCCGCGACCATCATGCTGCGGGTCATCGGCAAGCACCTCCCGCGTCTCGACGGCGCCGCGAAGGCGCTCGTGAAGGCGCAACGCCTCGACGAACTCGTCGCCCTCTACCAACAGGCCGAGGACATCCGGCGCGACGCGGCGATCCAGTCCCAGGCGGACGGCGTCGCCGAGTGCATGCGCGCCGACGACTCCGCCGGCCCCGACGTCCTCCCCTTCCGCGCCCCGAAGGCCCGCGGGGCCTGACCTACGGCCTCACCACCGCGGCCTCGAACGCCCACCACCTGACCTCCCAGACGACCCGTAAGCCCGCCCGGAGCACACCGCCGTGACGCAGTCCACCACCACCCGATCCCTCTACCGGTACCTCCCCGGCCACGTCTTCACCCCGAACGGCGCGGGCCTCGAGCGCGAGTCGCTGGAGGTTCCGTACGTCCTCCAGTCCTTCACGTTCACGCTGGGCGGCACTACCCCCGTCGTGGCCGGCGACTACACGATCCGCGTCGTTACCCCCGTGGACGGGACCATCGACCTCGTCGTCACCGCCACCGGCGCGCAGACCTTCACGCAATTCGCAGCCGCAGTCGTCGTCGCGGGGCAGGCCGACCCGAACCTCGGCGGGATCTTCAACTGGACCTCGTCGGTCGGCGTCGTGACGGCCGTCCTCAAGTCCGCCGTCACCTCGATCGCCACGCCGACGACCATCGTCCCCGGCGCCACGTCGCTCACCCCGGCGCTGCTGTCCGCCGCCAGCGCGCCCCTCCTGCCGATGGGCCGCTTCTACACCTACGCCGCCGCGCAGACGCCTCTCGCCATCACCGGCACGCCGCGCGGCCGCCGACCCGCCGCGCTGCCCACCTCGGCGGCGACCATCGCCACCCTGCGTGGCGTGCTCGGCCGGCCGGTCAACCAGACCGAACTCGCGGCGGACTTCAACGACGCCCTCGCGGCCAACGTCGACGCCTACCGCGCCGGACAGATGGCCTTCGGCGTCCAGCGCGGCGAGGTCTGCGTGGTCGTCGACCCCGCCTCGCCGACCATGACCGACGCGCTCGACCAGCAGGTCCACGTCGTGATCGCGGCCGGCACCTACTCGCTGATCGGCTCGGTCGCGGGCGCCGCGGACGGCGGCAACACGATCCGCATCGACAACGCGCCTACCGGCAACCTCCTGGGCCGCGTCGAGGGCACCGAGGAGACGCTCTCCATCGGGGGTGTGTCGTCCCGCTGCGTGATGCTCAAGGTCAACCGCACGAACTAGGCCACGGCCCGCGCACCGGCCAAGCCAACCACCTCCACCCGCCAAGCACCCGTTCGCCGTAACACCTGTCCCAAGGACCATCCCACCATGTCCGCCTTGTCCGCCCTCGTCAATCACTTCGCCGCGAAGGCCGGCGCCTCCGGCCTGCACCTCCCGCGCTCCGGACAGGGCCAGGTTGCGCTCCCCGGGTCCCTCGAGCTCCGTGGGTCTTCCACCTACTCGCAGATCATCTCGTCCGGGGCGGCCCGTCGCGCCCGCGCCGACGCCCTCGTCTCCCGACGGGACGCGATGTCGTACGGCCGGCGCGTCGACTCCTCACCCGCCGCCGTGCAGGCGATGGGCGACGCCCGCGCGCAGGCGGTCAAGTTCGCCGCCGAGGAGGAATGGTCGAAGTTCCTCGACGGCTACTTCGCCGCGCAGAACAACGGGCGGCGCGATGCCGCGGTCGTGCGCGCCGACGGTCTCGTGCCGATGGCCAGCCAGGCGCTCACCTACTTCTACAGCGAGGTCTACGAGATCGAGCACGCCGACCTCCCGGCGTGGCAGGGCGACATCCTGAAGATCGACCGGACCATCGACCCGGCCGCCGAGCGCTACGTCTGGTACGAGAAGGACCTCGTCGGCGTCGCGCGGGCCTCGAACTCCTACGCCGCCGAGGACATCTCGATCGTCGCCGGCCCGATGGCGCACCCGAACCAGGGCAACATCGTCCCTGCGCTCGTGGGCATGGAGTTGAACTTCATGGACATGCGCCGCGCCGCCCTGGCCGCGCGCAACGGGAAGCCGAATTTCGACATCGACCGCTCGATGTCCGAGGCGTGCATGCGCTCCCTCGCCGAGTTCGGCCACTTCCTGTGGCTGTACGGCGATTCGGTCCTCGGCATCGACGGCCTGCACAACCACCCCGCGGTGCAGACCATCACGCTGCTGGGCGGCCCGTGGAGCGGCAAGACCCCGGCGCAGATCCTCACGGACCTGACGACGATGCTGAACACGATCCCGAACTCCAGCCTCGGCCAGCTCGGCGACCGGAAGAAGATCAAGATCTTCCTGCCCCCGCTGCAGTACCAGCAGGCGGCGACGCAGATCATCAGCGCCGCGGGCGACAAGTCGGTGCTCTCGTACTTCAAGGAGACGTACGGCCTCCGCGACGACCAGATCGTCGAGATGTACGAACTCCAGGCGAGCAACTCCCAGGTGTACACCGGCGGCCCGCAGGGGCTCACCGCGGACCGGGCGCTCGTCATCTACCAGACCGGCGACGTGCGCAGCGACCCGGTGTTCGTGCTCCCGCAGGACATCGAGATGCCGGCCCCGCCACGCCAGAACGGCCTCAGCGAGACCACCTTCTACCACATGCGCGTGGGCGGCTTGAAGCTCCCCGACGCCCGCCGCCTGCGCTACGTCGCTGGCCTGTAGCACCTAGCCGCGAGGCGTGCTACCTTGTACGCAACATGGTCAACCCCTCTGCGGAGACGTACGGGTTGGCTTTCTGCATTTAAGTGGCACACCGTGGCGGGCGCGTGGGCGGCGTGCTAGCTTGCCAGCATGGGAGAGTCCTCGATGCTGTTCACCAACACCCACCACATGTCCGCGTTCTCGTTCCTCATCGAGCGCGACGTCATCGTCCGCGCCGCCGATGGCACGCTCTCGACTATGACGGTCCTCGAGACCATCCACAACGTCACGGCGATCCACGCGCCCACCGAGACGACCTTCATGGACGCCCGCCGGGAGGCCCTCGCGCGCAAGGTTGCCGCGGGCGGTTAGCCGCCGCCCGTGCTACACCTTCGGCGTTCGAGTCGAAGGGACCGGCGGCCGCTCCTCCCGATGGTGGGATGGGCGGCCGTCGTCTTTGCGTGCTAGCTTGACGGTATGTTCGACGGCGTGACATTCAACCTCGAGCGACTCATCCTCGAGATCCTCGATATCGATTGGTCTAAGCCCGGGAATGCGTGGCGGAAAGACTGCGACATCATCCCCGACTACATGCCGCCACGTCCAGGCCCGAACACGCGGCCGAGTGTCGTCGTGAAGCACGTGCCGAGCAGAGCGTTCCTGCGGCATAGCAAGGGGCCTCGCCAGGGCCATGGGTGGGACATCTACGGCGACGACTACCAGAACCCCGAACTCGCCCTCATTGCGTTGTCCGAGGCTCCGCCGCCTCCCGAGGCTCGCCTAGGGGTGCGCTTCACCTTGGCAGACCCGCCTGCCCCCGCGCACGCTCCGGGTGATGCCGACGCCCCAGAGTGACCCCGCCCGCGAGCCCGCGGACATCCCCGCCTCCTTCGACTGGGACCGTGACCCCGTCGTGCTCGTGTCCCGCCGACCGCGCAACGTCGCGTTTCCCGGCGGGCTCATCCACCGCGACCCGACCGCCGCGGACCTCAAGGCGTGGCGCGACCCGACTGCCCGCAACGTGGCCAACGAGCACAAGCTCAACGTCGGCGCCGGGGTGAACTTCCTCGGCGCACTCACCTCGGCCTGGGCCCTGCGCGGCGTCCCCGGTCCGGGGCAGGCCCCGCGCTCGGCCCCGCCGGACACGGACCTGATGATCGTCAACCCCGACACGACCGCCTCCGCCATGCTGCGGGGCCCGGCGTTCGTCGACCGGGAGACGCGCCGGGTTGTGCCCGCCCGCGTCCACGCGGCGCTCATGCGCGTCCTCGACTGGCTCAAGGGTGAGGAGCGGCACCTCGAGAAGGAGCGGGGCGTCCAGCCCCTCCTGTTCACGGCGGACGACGGGTTCGACCCCCAGGGCCCCGAGTTCGCCATCATGCCGCTGTCCGAGGTCTTCACCCAGCGCACGGACCGTGGCCGGTATGCCTACGCGGCGGCGAAGAGCGGCATCGAGTGGTGCAAGAGCGGCTCGCACCTCGGCGCCCTGCACGACTACGCCTGCCGCGACGTGTCCGCCTGGCTCCTCGCAATGGACGCCCGGGCCCGCCTCGGCCGCGCGCCCTCGCTGGCCCCGCAGCCCCGCGCGTAGCCTCGCCCCATGGCCGTCACGTCCATCAACAGCACCCAGGCATGGCGCCTCCCCCTCACCGGTGAGGCCGAAGTCGACCCGTACACCGGCGAGGTCGCCCTCTCCGTTGCGAACTTCGCCCAGAGCGGCGGCACCCCCGGCGAGTTCACGAACATCACCGCGACCGGGGACCTGCAGGTCGACGGGAATGCGCAGGTGAATGGGTACCTGAACGTCACCGGCACGATCACCCTGAGCGACGCCCTGACGTGCGACGTAGGCGGCTCGTTCCAGGGCGTCCTCGTCGCCGACGGGGGTTTCACGGCGGGAGGCGTCGTGAACCTGTCGAACGCGTCCTCGCTGTCCATCCCGCAGTCGTCACCCCTCAACACGTACCCGCTGCAGGTGTTCATCAACACCATCGTCTCGGCGACAGGGCGGGTGGGGTACGCGGCGGTGCCGCTCGGCGGCGGGGGGACCATCGTCTCCATCACGGCGGTGCCCGACGCCCAGCCGACCGTGGGCTCGGCCGTCTTCACGGGGGCCATTGGGGCGACGCCCGTCACCAACGGCGTCATCACCGTCACCACGTCCGACACCGCAGGTGCGGCCAAGACGGTCGTCCCCACCGCGGCTAACACCGTCGCGGGCGGCAATGTCGTCAAGTTCACCACGTCCGGTGGGAACGCCGCGGCGGGTACGGCGATGATTACGCTCACCATCCTGCGCTCCGCCCCGTAGACCATGTCAGCCTGCGTCTACGCCGACGTCGCGTTCGTCCTCCAGGCCTTCCCCGGCGCCGCCGTGGTGGGGCCGGAGGTGTGGGCGGTCAACGTGCTCGCGGCGCAGGCGGGGGACTACGTCGTGGGCATCCAGGGCGGGGAGTACCCCTTCGTCGCCGACAACGTGTCCACGGTGCCCGACATCGCCGAGGGCCTGCTCGCGGGTCTGTCCGGGCAGATGCTCGCCGCGGTCTCCCCCAACGGCGTGAACGGCCTCGTGCTGCAGGCGCTGGGCCTCGCCGGGCTGGACGTGACGGCGGTAGGCCCCGCGGACGGTACCATCGAGGCGAACCTCATCAGCGGCGGCGTGGCCAACACGGCGAGCATCGAGTTCTGGATCGAGTACACGAAGTGCTCCCTCCCGCCGTGTTGCAAGGTGACCTGCAAGAAGGACTACACGCTCATGCACGCGGCCCTGGCGGCGCACTGGCTCATGTACCTCGCGGGCTTGTCCAGTACGGGCGGAGGCAGTGCGGTCGGCGACTGGGAGTCAATGCGCCTCGGCCCGGCGATGCTCTCGCGGGGCAAGTCGGCGTGGTCCACGAACCCAGCGGACAGCGTGCTGGCGAAGACGGGCCCGGGGCAGGTGTTCCTCACCATGCGCGCGAAGTACGTCTTCCCGGTCATGTGCGTGTGAGGCGGCGGCGTGCTAGCTTGTGGGTATGGCAACTGTCAAATGTATATGCGGATGGCGAGGTCGAAGAGTGGGCGGTTACGAGTGCGCGTGTTCGGAGTATTGCCAGTGCCCTTACTACGGTCATTGCCCGAGGTGTAAATTAGGTGTCAGGTCAATTGCTCAGATAAAACGTGATGCGGAGCATGACAGGGCATTACTCGACGAGCGCGCGCATGCCTGACGACCTCGACCGCCTCATCCTCCGCATGCAGCGCCTCCCCGCCAGCGCGCGTGTTGGGGCGCTGGACGAGGCGAACGCCCAGAAGCTCGCGTACAGCGAGTTCGGCACGGTCCACGAGCCCCCGCGCCCCACGCTGTCCGCCGCCACCGACCGCAACGTGAACGCCGTGTACCGTGCCGTCGAGCGCCGCCTCGCCCTCGTCGTCGCGGGTAAGTCCACGCAGACCGGCCAGGACATCCTCGCCGACGTCGCCGAGGACCTCGCCGAGGAGGTGCAGAACGAGATCGACGGCAACGTCCAGCCCGCCCTCGCCGCCTCCACGCTGGCCGCCCGGCGCCGCAGGGGCAACGCATCCGAGCGCACTCTCGTCGACACGGACGAGATGCGCAAGTCGATCAAGGTCGAGGCCAAGCGCGGGGACGACGGGTGGCCGGAGGAGTGACGGGCTAGCCTGCCCGGGCATGCCCACGCGCATCTTCCTCATCCTCACCACCCTGCTCACCATCGCCGCCTGCGACCCAGGCGCCACGCCGGAGCACGACATCGCCTTCCGCGGCGACGGCTACAAGGCGAGCTACATCACCGAGTTCCAGGGCGCGCAGGACGGCGAGCCTCAGCCCATCGACTTCGACCGCTTCGTCGAAGCCTACCTCGCGTGCAAGGCCCAGGAGCCGGGCCTCGAGTGGACGGTGACCCTCACCCGGTACCACCCCGACCTCGGCGCCAAGCCGGACCGCGTCGTCGGCTTCGGCGGGAGCACGCTGTCTCACGGCCCGGCGATCCAGTGCTGGGAAAAGATGTGGGAGGCCAACGGCGAGGTGTTTTTGCCGTAGCGAGCGACTGGGTGGCGTGCTAGCTTGCGGGCATGTCGACATTCATCGCATTCAAGGTGCTCATCATCATCGCCACACTGTGCGGCGTGGCGGCCCTCTGGATCCCGTCGCTCTCGGCATTCAGCATCGTCGTGGCCATCAACGCGCTGTGCATGGCCGTAATCGATGCTGGGCAGGACGTGACGAGGGCTGTCAGGCCGCGCATGCCGAAAAGCGACCATGTGCCGTAGCCTGACCCCATGCCGCTGCTCGCGTACAACCCGCTCGAGGCGGTCTACCAGTTCCACGAGGCCGCCGAGAAGTGGATCCTCCGGCGGTACCTCCCGCAAGTCGTCTCCCAGCCCGGGGCCGAGCGGCGGCGCGGGGGGTGGGCGGAGAGCGTCGTCGACGTGTTCCCGGAGCGCCGGCCTGAGACCACGCTGCAGGTCGACGGCGGGCAGCAGCAGGCCCAGCGCATGACCATCTACCTCCGCACGCAGGTCCGCATGACGGACACGTCCAGTCCCCAGCCGAGCGACGTACTCTTCGACCCGCAGGGCAACGCCTGGCAGGTCGTCGAGGACGGCCGGTGGGACGAGGCGAAGGGGTACGCGCCGGTAGTCCAGCGGGCGGGCAGGCGCGGGCAGCGGCCCTGGGTGTGAGTGGCGACTAGGCCCGCCGCGCGTACAGCAAGATGCCGCCGCGGCCTTGGTCGGCGCCGATGGACGCGGTCAGCGGGAAGCCCACGTTCGTCGTGTCGGGCGAGCGGTACCCGCCGTTGACGTTCAGGCTCGCCATCGTCGCCGCGCCCACGCTCGGGTGCCCGGTGACGGTGCGGAGAACCGGCGGGGTGCCGCCCGCCGTCCCGAGGAACAGAGCCGCCAGCATCCAGTGGCCCACCGGCATCTCGATGGACCCGAAGGCCGAGGACGCGACCAGGGCCGCGGGTGCGTTCGGGATCGTGATGGCGTTGGCCGAGTAGTCGGCGACGAGGGCGTTCGGCGAGCCGTCGGGGTTCACCGAGTAGCGCGCGAAGCTCACCGTAAGGGTTGTGCCGACCGGCGTGTTCGTGACCTCGACGGCCCACTGCGTGACGGGGATAACTGCCGTGGGGTCGAACGGGAAGTAGACGATGCGCCCCGGCTCGGCGGTCGACGTGGACAGCGTCCCGAGCACGTGCGGCTGGTGCGTGAGGCGCCCCCAGTGCCCCGAGATGCCCCACGGGTAGAACCCGGACGCGGCGGGCACGGCGGCGAAGGCGTAGGTCCTGGCGACGTTGGCGGTGCTCAGCGCGGCGTCTCCCGTCGACTGGGCGTTCTCGGCGGCCAACTGCGCCACGGCGGCATCCGCAAGCGCATCCTCGGCGACGGCCAGCGCTGCGCCCGCGTCTCCGATGGTGATCTTCGGGAGACCACCCTCGAGCACCTCGACGGACGCGTCGTCGATTTTGAGGACGAGCATGTCTGCGGGCGTGCTAGCTTGCGGGTATGCATGCAATTACTGACCGGCAGCAGCGTATCTGGGAGAACCTCTACGCCATCGCGTTTTATGAACGGCTATGCGGCGGGAAGGGCGCCAAGGATGCGCATATCGCGGCAGTGGAAGTCGCCGATAACGCGGTCGGCCGTCTCATCGTTGACGCGCTGCCAGTGGAGCAGATGGCCAATGATCGCGTCGACCGCTTTCGGCCGTAGACTGACACCGCGTGGGCGCCTCGACCCTCTACTTCGACGAGCACGCGGCGATTGACGCGCTGCGCCAGTTCGTGGCGTCGGTCATCCCGGTGGCCGCCGTGGACGCGTACCGGGCCCGCCCGGCGGCCTCGCCTGCGCGGTACCTCCTGAGCGTCGTGCTGGCCCCGACGACCCCGCTCCCCGTGCTGCAGTCGTACACCGGCGAGGAGAGCGACGGGACGCAGGCGCAGGTGTGGCGGGTGACGGTGCTCCGGGCCGCCCCTGCGCCCGGGGCATGGGCCTTGACCGTCCTGGGCGAGCAGGCCGTGCCTTTCCTCGCCGACCCCGTGGACCCGCCCGCCGTCATCCGAGACGGCCTGCGCGCAGGGGTGGACGCCCTGGCGCTCCCGGTGACGACGGCCGACGACCCCGTGGTCCCCGCCGCGCTCACCATCACCGGCGACGTGGCCGGCGCGAGCCTGGGCGTTCTCGCGTCCCTCGTCCCCGCGGGCGGCCAGGTGCGACTCGAGGTCGTGGACGACAACGTCCGGCGCGCCGTGGTGAACTGGGGCGTGTGGACGATCCGGTGCATCGTGCGCGACGTGGACAGCGCGGGCGGGCCGACGAAGTCCAACGTGGGGCCGCACGCGGATAAGTTGCGCCTGTCGATGCAGGCCTCGTCCATCCCGGTGACGCCTGGCCTCGCCTACCCGTATCTCCGCGACCGGCTCAACGAGGCGAAACTGCGCTGGCGACGGACGCTGGGCCCCTTCCCGGCGGACTCGCAGGTCGACGGCGTGTGGTCGCGTGGCATCGCGCTGGACTTCGAGTTCGACGTCCCATGCGTCCTGCTACACGACGTACCCAGCCTGGACACGGTAAGCATCGGCGACGGGATCGTCGTCGGACCGGTGGGCTAGCCGCGTGCTATCTTGCGGGCATGGCGATCAGGTATCAAGACGGAGGCGGTCGTCCGCTAAGTTTCGATGGGCGTTCGTACAGCGTCCCACAGACCGGTGATGTCATCCACACGAGAGAGCACGGCCCGATGGTGGTCGACCTGTGCACATGCATCGTGGTGCCATCTCCCGGCATTGAGGGCGTGTATCGGGTCGACCTTCGCCCTCCGATTAAATCATGAGGCCAAGCCACCGAAGTTCGGTGACGACGGGGAAGTCTGGCGGGCCACATGACCATCCAAGCGCTTCCATCGCGCTGTAGCCCTGCTTGCGAAGGTATCGATAGAGGAGCGCTCGATCGGCGGCGCTGGCCTTGAACATCTTCATGATGAACTCCGGCCAGCGTACGGCACCGCCTCCGAGGGCGTGAAGGTCGTCCGCGCCTGCCAGTCCTCGGGGTTGTGGTCCCAGGTGCCCTCGAGCACGACGTAATCCTCAGGGTCGCGGAGGCAGCGCGCCATGAATGAGCGGCACGTCTCGGCGCTCCCGAAGATGTAGTCGGAGAGGATCTGCAGCGGGGCGAGGAGGTCGCGCGCCGTGCGATGGAGGTAGGTGAATCCGGTCTGGGAGCCTGTCATGGCTATTGGTCCGGGTCGGCGTGCTCGAGGTACAGGACCGCAGCTTTGGCCGCCGCGATCCAGTGCGACCGCACGGCGTCATTCACTTCGAGGCAGTCCTCGGCGGGCGTGCCGGCGGCCCAGTCCGAGGCGGACCACTTCGGCATCGGCCGGCCGTCCCAGGCCTTCCAGCCGCAGTGCTCCCCGTAGGCGTTGAACATGACGATGGCGAGTACGATGGTGTCCGCGTCTTCCATGCCTTCAAGGTAGCGCGGGTGGAGGCCACGCGCCGCGAGGCGCCCACTACCCTCGCCCCGTCCCCGGCCGACCCGGGACGCGAGGCACCGCACCCATGGGCAACAACCCCTCCGTTACGATCAACTCCACGGTCATCGGGCAGGCCTCCGAGCTCGCCTTCCTCCACCGGATGCAGGTCACCTTCGTCCCGAGCACGACCACGTTCTCCGACGCGTTCAAGGCCAGCACGGCGACGTGGATGTACGCCTCGCCGGCCACGCTCGAGGGCCTCGTCGCCGAGTTGACCAAGGACACCTGGCAGGGCCGCCTCACCGGCCTGGGGGCGACCGCGACGGAGCCCGTGTGGCGCGCCATGGACGCGCACTTCAAGCAGTTGCTCCCCGCCGACGGGCAGGGCGTCCGCGACGCCATCCGGATCCCCGACAAGGTGTACATCGCCCGGCGCACCTCGGCGGTCGTGAGCCGGCAGACCTTCACCTTCGGCACGAACACCGCCGGCCGGGTGCGCATCCGGGTCAACCGCGCAAAGTACATCTTTGCCGACTCCACCCCCGCCGAGTCGCTCGCCGACATCACCGTCATCGCGGACGGCGTCCTCACCGTCACCGAGCTCGCCGACGACGCGGTCGCCCAGTTGCAGGCCCTCACGGACTTCGCCGCCGTGTTCACCGCCTCCAACGTCGCGGGCGTCGTCACCGTCGTCTCGGACATCGCCGGGTACCCGCTGATCATCGAGGTGATGACCACCACCCCGGGGCCGACCATGACGCAGGCGGTCACTACGGCGAACGTGGCCAACGCCTACCGGGACGACCTGCTGGAGTGCCAGCAGGCGCTCGAGACGGGCTCGCACCTGGACCCGCCCACCCGCCGCGTCTACCACCTCTGGGACCTGCAGGGAGACCTCGTCGTCAACCTGGAGGGCCTCGCCTTCGTCGAGAACCAGGCCGACACGGCGCAGTTCAACCCTCCGCGCCCGTACCTGTTCCACCCGTGGTCGCCCTTCGGCGACAAGGTCATCACCCTGGCCGGCGACCGCATCGGCGACTTCGACCCGGGCGCAACCGACTCGCTGGCGCAGCAGGCCGTCGCCGCGAACGCAGGCTCCGGGTACACCCGCGGGCAGGTCATCTCGCACGACCGTTGGGAGTTCGCCGTGTCGGCCCTCCTCGGCGCCGTCATCGGCTACCTCCCCGGCCAGCGCTCCTTCACCGACGTCGTCCTCTTCGGGTCCACGGACAACGCGAAGATGTCCCGCCGCGACTACGGCGTCAACGAGTACCTCGCAGACGACCGGCGCTTCAACTGGTACGGCGCCGAGGGCCCCAACGGCTCGATGCGCTACGGCTACTCGCCATCCTCGGCAGTCGGCTTCGCGGACCGTAAGTGGTTGGAGGACTACTGCACCTACCTGGCGACCAAGCGACTCGTCGCGTGGAAGCAGACCAATCTCATCACCACGTACACCGACGCGGCGATCGAGGCGGGGGCGAACGTCATCCGGCTCGCGCTGGCCGAACTCCCCGCCGTGGACCCCAAGAGCATCGTGATCACGTTCAAGGGCCGCAACCAGGTGGACCCGAACGACATCGCGATCCGCGTGTACAAGGACTACGCGGGCTTCGCGGTGAGCCTGGGCGTCATCAACAAGATCGGCACGCTGGCCGAACCCATCCAGCTCGTCATCAACGACGGCGGCTAACGGCAGCCACCCGCACGACCAGCGCAGGCGAAGGACACCACCATCATGGCCAACCCAGAGATCAGCGAAGCACGCCTCGTCGACGCGAGGGTCTACGTCACCAGCAAGCAGACCGAACTCCGGGGCGCCGGCCCGGACGACTTCTTCTCCATCGAGATCGACGGCGACATCAGCAACCTGACGAGCGGCATCCAGGGCGACGCGATGCTCGTCGGGCTGGTGCGCAACGGCTATGTCGGGACGTTCACCTTCCTGGGCTACTGCTCGGGGGTCACGAAGCTCCTCGAACTCGCGGGCGACGGCGCCCCGTTCGTGATCAGCGTCAACTACAACGACTTCTCGATCAACGGCGTGGCCACGGTGCGCAACCCCGGCGCGTGGATCGCCTCGGCCGGAGCGCCGACGAGGACGATCGTGCTCAACATCGTGGCAATCACCGGCAACCAGGAGACCGGCATCGGCAAGAAGGTCGTGGCGACCTAGCGACGCGCGTAGGCCGTCCAGCCCTCAGGCACGGGCATCCCTGGCATGAGGGCGCGCAGCGTGTACGCGACGTTCGCCACGCCGCTGGTGATGTCGCCCACGTCCGCCGGGCTCACCGCGACGAAGCACCCCTCCGGCAGGCCGTCGAGCATCTCGTTCACGCGGCCCATGAGGCCCATGAGGCCCTCGCGCTGCGCCTTGGCCATCGACGTGACGAGGTCCTGCATCTTTTCGTAAGTCTCGGCGGCGGTCTCGCGCATCGCCGCCTCGTTGTGTGGTGATGGGTACGGCGCGTGTGCGTCGCCTTCGATGAAAGAGGCCAGGGCTTCGCCGATCGGCATGCCGTCAAGCTAGCACGCCGCCGCCTAGCGCGATCCGTCGACTTTCGGCAGGTCGGCGACACGCGCGTCGATGGTGGCGCCGAGCATCTCGATGAACGACGCCTCCATCTGCGCCGTGCGCTCCGGGTCGCGCTGACGCAGGTACTTGAGCTTGCGGTCCTCGATGAACGACAGGTTGTAGAGTGTCACGATCTCCTTCGTGGGAAGGTCGCTGAAATGGGGCATGGGCTTCTTGAAGTCCACGACGTTGGCCACGTGCGCGCGCTGCCCCTCGTTGTCTTCATCGGTGGTCGACATGGCGTCAAGCTAGCACGCCGCCCACCCTCGGCCCATGTCCGAGCGTGAGAACATCGATGACGTCCTGTGTGTGCGCCTGCCTGGGAAGGACGACAAGCCGCGCCTCCGGTGGTGGTGGCTGAGGCAGCCCCCGCCGATGGTCGCCTTCGCCCTGCAGGCGCGCCTGTCCGCCGCCCTCGGGCCCGCCGGTGACGCCGCGGTGCGCCTCGCGCTGCGCCTGCTGGACCCCGGCGCCGAGGAGGATCTCGAGGCGGGTGTGGAGGCGCAGGGGGAGGCGCTAGCGCTTCGGGCGTGGCGTCGGGCGCGGGCCGGCAAGGCCATCTCGGACGGCAGGGGCGGCGAGGCGATGCACGAGGCGGGCGAGCGCCTGCGGGCGGTGCTGGCGTTCGTGGCGTCGCACGTCGGGGCCGGCGGGGCGCTGGACGCCGCGGGGCTCGTGGGCGAGTTCGAGCGGGAGAAGGTGGCCACGGGGCAGGCGGGAGGCGGCGCGGGGGCAGGCGGCGTCGCCCAGGCCACGCACCGGTGGGCGCGCCATGGCCTCCTCCACGTCCTGCTGCACGAGTCCAGGTGCCGCTGGCAGGGCGACGGGGACGCCCCCCGCAAGGGCTCCTGGGCCGCGCAGGACGAGCCAGACTCCCCCGGCCGCCGCCTGGCCCTCGCCGCCGAGGGGCACGCCCTGGGGGCCTACGCGAGCGCCCTCGATGGTGTCCTCGTCTCCCCGGAGGAACTCGCCATCCTCGCCGCCTGGGCTGCCCTGCACCTCTACCGCCCTTTCTAGGCCGGCCGGGGTACCAGGCGCTCCCCCGGCCGCACGACAAGCCGCGCGTGGCGCCCATGCCGGCGTCGCCGCCCAGCCTGCCCGGGTTCGCCGAGCTCCCCGCCCTCGCCCGGGTCTGCCAGCGGCTCGACCTGTCCCCGGCGGACCTCGACCGGCGCATGTCCGTGGACGAGGTGCTCGACGAGCTCGACATGCAGCACTACCTGCATGACTGCGACAATGAGCCGCAGGCCGCGCCCAGACCGCCGCCAGCGAGGTGACCCGCAATTCGTAGCCTCGCGCCATGGGCGCGATCCGCACGCTGACAACCAACCTGGTCCTTCGGGCAGCCGACGCGGTCAAGGGGCTCAAGGCCTACGACAAGCTCTGGAAGACGGTCGAGAAGTCCGTCATCGCCAGCGCCACGGCCATCGAGCGCTCGAGCGACCGCGCCGTCGCTGCCCTGCAGCGCATGGGGGACGCCGCGGCGGTCGCCAGGGCCGCGGGGGCAGGCGCGGGGGCAGGCGCGGGCGGCGGGGGGCGTGGCGGAGGCGGCGGCGGTGGTGGCACGCGTAGCCCCGAGGCCGCCGCTCGTCGCGCCGCCGAGCAAGGGCGTCGCGCCGAGGAGCGACTCGCCCGCCAGACGGCGAAGGCCGAGGAGGCCGCCGCCCGCGACGCCGAGAGAAGGCAACGTCAGCAGGCACGGGAAGCCGCGGGACGGGTGAAGCGCGGGCGCCCAGGCGCAGACCCGCTGGATGACATCATCTCGCAGGGACGGCGCTCGGGGGCTGCCCAAGGCGGGCTTGCCGCGGGCGCCAAGCCCATCAACGAGGCCACCGCAGCCCTCGGTCGCTTCGCCTCCGCCGAGGACAAGGCCAAGGCCAAGGTCGCCGACCTCACCGCGCAGGTCCAGCGCAACCGCGAGGAGATGGCTCGCCTCCGCCGGCAGGCCGTCGAGACGGGGGACGCGGACGGCACGCTCACCGCCCGTATGCGGGGCCTCGCGGCGCAGACCGGCGTCACCACGCAGCAACTCGCCAAGGCCCGCGGCGAACTGCGGGGCCTCACCGGCGGCCTCATCGACGCGGTGAAGGGCGCGGCTAACTTTCGTGGGGCCCTCGGCGCCGTCCAGGTCGCCGCCGGCAACCTGATCTCCGGGGGGCTGTCCCGCCTCACGGGGCTCGCCGCGGGCGCGCTGGGCGAGTCGGCCAAGATGGCCATGAACTTCGAGAAGTCCCTCGTCGACGTCGCCAAGGTCGCCAAGGACGTCGACCTCAAGGACGGCCTCCTCGACCCGCGCATCAAGCAGGGGATCAAGGACACCGCGAAGGAACTCGGCGTCATGCCGGAGCAGGTGGCGGCCCTCACCGCGCAGGTCACCGCGTCGTTCTCGGGCAAGACGGACATCGTCGCGCTGGCCAAGGACGTGACCAAGATCGGCGTGGCCTGGGACATCACCGGGGAGCAGGCCGGCGAGTATTTCAAGCAGACCTCGGCGGGCCTGCAACTCAACGCCGAGGAGACCAAGGCGCTGTTCGGGTCCATCAATCAACTGGGCAACGAACTGGGCATCAAGTCCTCGGAGATCGCCGAGGCCATGACGCGCAGCGCGGGCGTCATCAAGGGCGCCAACCTGTCCGGTGAGACAGGCGCGGCGCTGAACGCCACGTTGATCAAGGCCGGCGCCTCCGCCGAGGTCGCCGCGACGGGTGTGCGCACCTTCATCGCTCGCCTCGGGGCCGGCGAGGCGGCGACCGACAAGCAGCGCAAGGCCTTCGCCGCCCTGGGCCTGTCCGCCGAGTCGGTGGCCAAGAACCTGTCCAGCGGCAACGCGGCGCAAGCCGAGAAGCAGATCAAGGACGTGGTCACCGCCCTCGTGGAGATGGGCAAGACGGCGCCGGACAAGCGCCTGGCGACGCTGATCGAGCTCTTCGGGTCGGAGTCCATCGGCAGCATCGGCGCGGCGGCCACGGCCACGGAGACGCTCGCGTCGGCCTTCTCCATCGCCGGGGACAAGGCGGCAGCGCTGGAGTCCGTCCAGAAGGAATACAACCGGGTTTCTGACACCACGGCCGCCCGCGTCGACAAGCTGAAGGCAAACATCGGCGTGCTGGCGATCGAGTTCGGCGAGGCTCTCCTGCCGCACATCGACAAGGTGGTGGCCTTCCTGACCTCCCCCGAGGGCCAGGAGTGGGGACGCGGCGCGGTCGAGAAGGCGGTCGGCGCAGTGACGACGCTCGCCTCCATCCTGGGGACCACCGTCACTGTGTTCGGTGACCTCGTCGATAAATTCGGAGGCGCCGAGGTTGCCGTCGTGGCGCTGGGCGCGACGATCCTCGCACTCACTGGCCCGATCGGGGTTGTGTCGGCCGCGCTCGTTGGGATGCTGGCGTTGCTGACGAAGAACAAGGACGTGATTCACGGCATCGCGGACGGGGGCCTGGCGGAACTCGCGGCCGCCAGCGCCGCCGGATACGGTCCGAGTCGAGAGCAATTGGAACTGGCCAAACACGCCGGCATCGACCCGCGGACGTTGTTCAACCTGGAGGGGTACCGGGCGAGCATCGCCAACAAGAAGGCGGTAGACGACGCGGAGCTTGCGGCGGCCGGGAGCAGGGGGCCGTCGGCGTACATCCCCGACGCCCCCGAGGTGGCGGGGCTCATCGGACCGGCACGACCTCCAGAGGCGCCTGCGACCAGTGGAGCGGACACCAGCGGCGGGGCATCCGACGAGGGCGCCGACATGTCCCGGTTTCACGAGCTCGTCCGCATGCGTAACGCGGACCCGGACGGGCTCGACCCTGCGGAGGCGAAGGAACTCCGGAGCCTGTCCAAGTCGCTCAACAAGGCCATTCCCAAGAAGCCCGGGAAGGGGCGCACGCACAAGCAGACGAAGATGGACCGGCAACTCGCGGCCATCGACCCCAGCGTGCGGGCGGTGCTGACCGGCGGCGGTGAGCGGGACAAGGGCGGCGACCTCAAGGTGCACGACGACATCCTGTCGCGCGGCGTGTTCGACAAGCAAAACAAGGCGAACGGGGTGGGTGGTTCGTCCGGCGGGCTCGGTGTCGTGGGCCCCGGGCCGAACATCACGAACAACTACACGTACGTCACCACGAACGTGGGCGGCATCAGCGTCGACGCGAGGGGAAATGCGGACGCGGCCTCGAACCTGTCCTCCTCGGCGCGGGAGGTCGGCGACCGGGTGGGCGAAGTGCGCTGGACGGGGGCGAACGGACTCGTCGCCCAGCGCAACATGGGGGGTGTCAGGCGCGGGCCGGGCTAGGGGTAGGGGCGACGTCCAGCCAGACCACGTAGACGTCGTCGATTGGTGGAGTCTTGAGGACGGCCCCGACGCCCTCGGCGACGGCGCGGACGTCGACGATGGTCCCCATCTCGGTGCAGACCAGCATTTGCTCGATGGCCTTGCGGTAGACGGCAAGGCGCACTTGCAGGGACCTCACCTCCTGCTGCAGCAAGCCCGCGGCAGTCGCCTCGCGGGACAACTCGGCGCGGGCGGCGTCGACCTGTTGCTGGAGGTGGAGGTTGCGGCGGATGAGGTCGGCTTCGGATGTGGTCGGCATGCTGACAAGCTAGCACGCCCGGAGACGCGGGACATGGTGAGGAGGTTCTTTCTCTCCTCCATGAGGCTGCCCAGAGCCGCTCTTCGTCCTCGATCGTCACCCTAAGATCGCCCTCCGGATCCGGGCTGGTCGGGGGCCGCCCGGCCCGCTCGCTGGCGCTCGGGGCTCGCCCCGCTCCCTGCCGGAGGGCGTGTAGGGTGCCCGAGGACGCGCGGCTTGTCCAGCATGTTAATTTAGGGGTGGAATTTCGCGGCGTTGTCCGGGCGACCCCGCGGGCATGGGGTGCTGGCGCGTGCTAGCTTGCAGGCATGGTCAGCGCCGCCGTCCTCCAAGCCCTCACACCAAACCCCGCACCACCGTTGTACCCGGTCGAGTTCTGGGTCACGGACAACGAGGGAGGGCGCGTGGCCCGCGTCGACCGCCTCGTGCACCGCGGTGGGGCCTTCTGGGAAGCGTTCGCCGCGGACAGGCGTGTGGGGCAGGTCGAGCACCCCGACCTCGCCACGAGCCTCCTGCGCTGCGGATACCGCCTCGCCAGCAATGGCGTCCTCCTCTACGAGCCGGGGAGCGTCGCGGGTGAGGTCTCGATCGTCCCGATTATGCCGGGCTCGTTCTCGCGGGTGTGGTCGTGAGCGTCGCCAACTACGTCGCCCGCCACGAGCACCACCAGCGCCGCGAGTGCCAGTTCGCCGCCGCGACGATGGTCTGCCTCTTCGCCACCATCGCCGTGGGCGCCCCGCTCGCGCTGATCGTCGTGACCCTCGCGGCGGGCGGGGTCGCCACGCACCACGGCAACCGTAAGGACGCGCTCGAGCGCGAGGAGCACGGGCCACGCAAGGCCCTCGGTCGGTAGCCTCCCGGCGTGGCCCTCCGGACCATCCTGCGCCGCCTCCAATCCCCGCTGTTCCAGGCCGGGGACCTCGCCTTCGACTGCGAGGTCGAGGTCCGGCGCGGCGGGCGGGCGACCTTCACGCGGACCCGGGTTGCAGCCGGCGTGAACATGAGCGACCACTCCTTCGACGAGCCGGAGGAGTTCACCATCACGGCGGCGGTGAGCGGCATCACCCAGATCCAGAACCTCGGCCGCCCGGGCCAGTCATTCCTCGGCGCGGCCATCGGGGTCGGCCTCGATCAACTCGAGGCGCTCACCGGCATCGACTTCAGCACCCGTGTGGCCGACTTCGAGGCCCGCCTGCGCGCCCTCCTGCGCCGCCGAGAGGTGCTGGAGATCGTGAGCAAGGTGGTCGGCCGGCGGCAGGTCGTGATGACCTCCTGGGACGCGACGACGGACGTCAACACGGGCGACGCGGCGTTCTATCAGATGCAATTCGAGGAGGTGCTCCGCGCCGAGGACCTGGCCGGCGACCCCACGGACGTGCTGCTGGACCTCGTGGGCAGCGGCGGGAAGGTGGCACCGGGGTCGGGCGGGCCATCGCTGGTGACGCCGGGCAACCTGGCGACCGTGCCGTGAGGGCGCGGGCGTGCTAGCTTGCGGGTATGGGAAAGAAATCGAAATTCTACGTGCTGGATCTCGACGTCGAGAGCATCGGGCAGTGGCACACTTGCAAGATCGAAGCCGAGGGCGACACGGCCCAGGACGTCGCCCTCACCTTCGCTATTAAGGGCATCGATGCGGCCAACGGCGGGGATGGCACCATCGCCCACATCGCGGTCGCCAGCGAGGCAGACGGGGTCGACGCGGAGGAGTACACGTTCCGCCTCGACATCGAGTACCGCTACACCTGCAAGGGCCAGAAGTCCCTCACCGTTCCGCCAGCCGAGGACGACTCCGCGGAGCGCTGCATCGAACTCGCGGATCCTGGCGACGGCGTAGCCTGACCCCGTGGCGACCATCCCCATCAAGCGCCTGGAGTTCGCCCGGCAGCCCGGCGACTACCTCGTCTCGGGGCGGGTGCAACTCGACTCGGGCGGGCCCACGTACCGCATGACCCTACAGCACAGGCCGCTGCAGGGAATGGTCGCCCCGCTCGGCCGGTGGATCTTCAACATGTCCACGACGACGAACCTTGCCATCGTCAACGGCGCCTGGGTGCGCGACCGGACGAGCGTGCTCCTAGGCATCGCCAGCGCGGGCCGACCGCGGGGCGACATCATCGCCTACGACCCCAAGAAGCGGGGCGACCCGTCGAGCGCCTCGGCCTTCTCCGACGAGGGCGACGGCATCCTGTTCCTGTACCTCCCGCAGGGCTTCAACCCCAACGACTTCGCGCTGTACACCACGAGGCTGACATGAGTGTGGGCGCCGAATTGAATTCAATGATGGCGACTTTCGATCGAGCCATGTCCGAGTCGATCTCGGCAGTCGATGGATGGTGGCAACTTAGCAACCGCCAGCGTGACCATGAGATGCGTGAGGCTGTGGCGATGGGGCGATCTGCAAGGTTGGCTGGGGAGCGAAAGAGGCGCTAAATGGGCCTCTCCATCTACCGCGGCACCCGCAGCGCCCGCCTCCGCGTCACCACGTCGGACGGCGAGGTCGCAGTCGTGGAGAACATGGAGGGCGACAAGGGGTTCCGCATCGGGTTCGAGGCGCGGCGGACGATGGACGGGTCGCCGGGGGAGTTCCGGTGCACCGCGCTGAACCTGTCCGACGAGGTCCTCGGGGCTATCGACGCCGCGCAGCCCTCCCGCGTGGACGACCTGGACAAGCTGCTCGCCGGGAAGCAACTCCAGTCCGCGATCCTCGCCGACGACGGGAGCGACGCCCTGGCCGCCGGGTTCGCCGTGGTCGAGCTCGAGGCGGGGTACGACGGGGTCGTCTCGCGCATCTTCAAGGCGATCGGCGTGCGCATCGAGACGCTCCCCACGGACGGCGACGTCACGCAGGAGACCGTCATCGAGAGCAACGAGGGGGCCGACGGGGTGCTCTCGCTGGTCGCCGCGTCCTTCGAGGCGGGGACGCCGACCTTCGACGTGGTGGACTACCTGCGCCGTGTGGCGGGCCTCGGGCCGGGCAACCTGACCCCGGCGAACTTCGCGGCGGTCCTGGGGGACTCGCGCCTGGACTCGCCGTACCACTCGAGCGGCGGGCAGGCCCTCGCGCGCATCGACGAGGTGCTGAAGTACCTCGACTGCCGCTGGTTCATCGACGACCGTGAGATATGGATCTGCGCGCGGGACGGTGTGGTGAGCCCCACCGGTGCCCTCCCGTGGGTCGCGGACGGCCCGCCAGAGGAGCCCGAGCCGCTCATCGGCCGCCCGCGCAGGGTCGACGGCGGGTACGTGGAGATGACGTGCTTCCTGTGCCCGCGCCTGCGTCCGGGCCGCCTGCTGCGCCTCACCCCTGGCGGCCTCGCCCTCGCCGAGCAGGGCCTCGCTCCGTCCGCCCAAGCCAAGCAGCGCGCCCGCGTGCCCCCCGGCCTGTACCGCATGGACGAGGTGGTGCACCGCGGCACGACCGGCCCCGGCGAGGCGACGACCACGGCGAAACTCCGGCCGGTCGTCCTCCCCGACCTGGACGCGGGAGGCAACCAGGACGTGAAGGACCTGCTCCTGCTGGCGATCATCATGGGCGGGTGAGCGACGGGCGTGCTAGCTTGACGGCATGGCTGACTACGAGAAGACTGAGGCATACCGCGATGCGTACGGAGGTCTGCACAACAGCGCGGAACAGGCGATCCACCGCTCGTGCCAACTACGCCGCGAGATCGCTGTGGACATTCTGGTCAAGAGGGCATCATCGGCCATCTCGAATCGTGAGGCCGAGATGAAGGCGTGGCTGATGAATGACATGTGCGACGACTTGATCATCGCGCTCGCGGAGGCGGCCACGCTGAATCGTGAGGCCAGGAAGCGCTAGCCTGACCCCGTGGATCTCGACGTCAAACGCCTGCAGAACGCCGTCGTCCGGACCGTCTACCAGGACATTCGCGTCGCGCTCGTCGGCGCGGTGAAGTCGTTCAAGCGGGCGACGACACGGGCCGTTTTCAACCTGATGACGCGTTCCCAGGGCATGAACGGCAAGCCGTACGACGAGCCCCCCGTCGTCGACGTGCCGGTCATCCTCCCGAGCGGCGACGGGTACGGCATGGCCTTCGACATGACCGAGAAGGACCTCGCCGTCGTCCTGTGCTGCGATGGGCCGGTGCGGGGGACCTTCGAGAACGGGACGGCGGTCACCCCCGGGGCCGGCGCGCAGGAGCACTCGTACGGGTGCGCCGTGGCCTTCCCCGGCGGCCGCGTCAGCAACACGGAGACGCCCACGCAGCCCGCGAACGACCCCGGGACGGGCCTGTGTGGCGACGTGGTGGGCAAATCCGCCTGCGTCATCTTCCGGCGCACGGGCCACTCGAGCCTCCCCGGCGAACTTGGGACGACCATCGTCAAGGGCGACGCGCCCGTCGCCGGGGTGCGCCTCGGGGGCGACGACGCGACGCTGGGCGTGGGGCGCCTCGGGGACCCGGTCGCGGCCGCCACGCCGTTCAGCACGGCCTTCACGGCGATCGTGGCGGCCGTCAACGTGCTCGCCCCGGGGACGGTCACCCCGCCGCAACTAGAGGCCGCGCTGGCGCACCTCGGCGACATCAGCGGGGCGTCGGTGCAGGTCGTCAGCAAGTGATGGGCGTGCTAGCTTGCAGGTATGCAAAAAGCGATAACGACTTCTGAGACGTGGGCCACGATCCAGGGCTACAGCGACGACACGTTCGGCGTGTACGGTGTGTGATTCGTCTCAAAGATGGCACGGGGCTGTTCGTGCAGGGCCAGCATGGGATTGGCAGGTACGGGTGGGTGCTGTCCGTCGCCGTCATGGACGAGGACAAGCCGTTCATTTGCCCGATGGTCCTGCGCCAGCACAACTACACCATGAGCCTCGAGGTCCTTCTGCCAGCGGGCGCCGTCGTCACACTGGAGCGTTTGCCTTAGCCTCGCCCCATGGGCCCCACCTTCCTCGAATCCCTCTGGATCGCCGTGTACTCGCGGGCCTTCGACCGCATGTGGTTGGAGCGCTCGCAGTCCGGCGGCACGTCGACCATCACCGACGCGGACCTGGGCGAGCGGGCCGTGCTCGAGGCCGACGCCGCGTGCGTGAACCTCCCCGGCGTCACGCTGGCCGCGCTGCAGGCCGCCATCGCGTTGCTTAAGCCGTGATCGCCATGGACTTCATCCCATTCCAACGCAAGCACGGCACCGCCGAGCGGTGGGACGTGTGCCAGTGCGAGGAGTGTCTGGAAGGAAAGGGCATCGTGACCTGCGAGGCTCTTGTTCCTGAAGTCATGGCACTGATGAGGGGTGACGCGAAGGACTCTACGATGGAGGCCCCGTAGGTGCCCGCCCGGACTTGGAACCCCGGCGAGCCCGTCATCGACATGGAGACCGGCGAGCCGTACATCGACGAAAACGGGGATCTCGTCGAGGTGGCCCCGAACCTCAAGATCGACGCCTCGGACGGCAGGCGGTACGACGGCGACGACGTGGCCAACGCCGCGTGGTACCGGGCGAACAAGTACGAGGGCGAGACGCTCAAGGACCGCACCATCGGCGTGCCGTACGACCGCGTGGTCCTCGGGCAGCCGGAGGTCGGCCTGGCCGTGGCTGCCGTGGTCGGCGAGGTGCGCACGCGTACGCCGGGCATCGCGCAGGTGGTGGGCGTGGTGGCGACCGAGTTCAGCCCCAACGACCGCGTCCTGCGCTTCCGGGCGACGTTCCTGAAGGAGGACGGCGGCGAGGTCGACGCGGAGGTCACGACGCAGTGAGCGGCGAGGCGGGGCGCGTGCTAGCTTGTCGGCATGGTGAAAGCGCATGAAGTGACGCCCGAGGAGTCCGCTCGAACGGGCTTCTACGTCCTTCGCGGGTTCCTCGACGCCGCGACCCAGGACGCCTTCCTCGCCGAGGCGCTGCACCTCGCCGAGGTCGCCCCGTTCCTGTACCCGACGATGCGCGACGGCCGGCCGCTGTCCGTGAAGGTCTCCTCGTTCGGCGAGCGCGGGTGGTGGGCGGACGGCGAGGGCTACCGGTACATCGAGCGGCACCCCAGCGGCGTCGCCTTCCCGCCGATCCCCGAGGTGATACGCGATAAGGCGGAGATGGCCCTCGTGACAGCAGCGAGCGCCTCGAGCCGCCTGCGTGTCGGGTGGCGCTTCTCGCCGTGGGGCATTCGCTCGATCGAAGAGCACGCGCAGGAGGTCGATACCTGTCTCGTCAACCTGTACGCCCACGACGCCGTCCTCGGGTGGCACGTGGACCAGACTGAGCGCGACCGGACCTCGCCAATCGTGACGTTCTCCATCGGCGCGGCGTGCACGTTCACGCTGCGCATGGAGGTCGGCGGGGAGATGCGGACATTCCGGCACCGCCTGAACAGCGGCGACGCGGTCGTCATGGCGGGCCCGTCGCGCCTCGCGGAGCACTCGGTGGCCGACGTGCGCGACGACCCGCAGGCGGGGCTGTTCGGCGGGTCGTACAACCCGGTGCAGAAGTTCTACCCCGACTGTCGCCTGTCCTTCACCGTGCGGAGGACCGGCCTTGCCCCCGCATGAGGCCATGTTGCCCGCGGACGCTCAGCCCGCCGCCCGCGACCCGGACGGCTTGCAGGCCGACGAGGCGACGGTGGTGTTCGCCGAGCGCCTGCGCTTCGCCGTCGTGCTCCGGCAGGTGGCCCACGGGGTCGACGAGTCGGACTTCAACGTGCTCGACCTGTCGGACCGCAACGAGGCGTTCGTCGGCTACCGTCCCGCGTGGGCCGGCACCTTGGCCGTCGTCAAGCACGCCCGCACGCTGAGGCTCACCGGGTGGACGGACGCGGTCGGGGTATGGCGGCGGGAGTAGGCGTGCTATCTTGCCAGCATGGCGATCGAGCGCGATGGTCTCAAACAACCGCTGAGCGATGACACCCTGTATTACGTGCAGGACAGCAGGCAGACGGTCGGGAATTGCATGCTGTGGTGGTGCGTAAAAGGTGCTGGGTATTGCTGCGAGATACGCATGGCCGGGCTCTACACCGCGGCCGAGGTCCGGAGGATGCGCGACGACGTGGACGTCCCGTGGCCTGCCGAGTTCATCGACGGCCAGGTCTGCATGCACATCCGGCGGGACACGATCCGCACGAAGACGCCTGACGCGTAACCTCGCCGCGCATGGCGGTCACGATCCTGGGCCTCACGGTCGGCGACAACGGCACGGGCTGGGTCATGCCCACGGCCAACCAGTGGCGCGCCGCCTTCGCCGCGTACATCGCCCAACTGAGGGGTAAGCCGAACCTGCAGACGAACCCCGGGTCGCTGTACGGGGACTTCATCGACCTCACCGTGACCGGGGTTGACATATCCGGACAGGGCGCGTCGGAGGCCGTCGACCGGACGGTCTTCACCGCCATGGAGGCGACCGCTCTCGACCAGTTCCTCGCCGACTACCTGCGCCGCATCGTCGCCACGCCCAGCACCGGTGTCGTCTACGCCTACGGTGCCGCCGGGATGAACGTCCCCGCGTTCACCCCCGTGCGCACCTCGCCGGTCGGCGTCGCCTGGATCACCACCGGCGCGATCAACGTGGTGAGCCCGTCGACCTCGTACGTCGTCGACATCACCGACTTCGCCATCGGCGCCTACGCCGGGCAACTCTTCCGCGTGACCGTCGACGGCGGCGACGCGGACTACGTGGCCAACAACCTCGACACCGGGCGGACGGTGCGCGACGGCCTTGTGGACGCCGTGGACGCCCTCCTGCAGAGCCAGACGGCCTACTTCGCGGGGCAGTCGCCCACGACCTCGCGCCACTCCCTGCTCGTCCGCGAGGACGGCGGGGGCGGGACGTACGTCCTCAGCGTCGCCGGCCCCGCCGGCCAGATCTTCGCCTACCCCGCCGCGAGTTCTCCAGTCACCACGTCGCCCGTCACGGGGCCGAACAGCGCACCCGCGGGCTCCCTGCGCTACGGGACCATCTTCGCCGGGCAGCAGGGCTACGCGAACCCGGTGGACGCGACGCCCGGTCTCACCGGCGAGACCGACTCCCAGTTCCGGGCCCGCCACCAGATCGCCCAGCGGGGCCTCGGGGGCGGCTCGCCGGACGCCATCCGGGCCGTCGAGACGCAGCCCGTTGCGGTCGGCGGGGGCGGGGCGACCTTCGTCAGCGTCGAGTACAACCCTGGCGACGACGTCGACCCAGCGGGCAACGTGGGCCACTCGGTGCGGGTGGTCATCGCCTCGACGGACAGCGGGCAGGACGCAGCCAACGCGCTGTGGATCGCCAAGGCGGCGGGCGACAACACGAACGGCACCGAGCTCTACCAGGTCGAGGACTTCGTGGGCGACCTGCAGCCCATGCTCATCGACCGGCTGACCGACCTGTGGATCGCGGCGGTCATCACGATCAGCATCGGGCCGGATTGGCCGAACGTCGGCGACCCTTTGAGCCAGGTGCGCCAAGACGTGACCGACTTCATCGAGGCGCTGCAGGCTTCCAAGGGGCTCGCGGTGCGGGTGGGCGACCTGCCCATCGCGCTCTTCCCCAACGGCCTGCCGCGGGGCGTGGACGCGTGGACGGTGACGCTGGGCTCGTCCACCATTCAGGGCGGCCCGTACACCTACCTGGACACCTTCCCCACGGTCGAGCCCGATGCCGAACTCGCCAGCGTGCCGGTGGGTCTGCGCCAGAAGCCGCGCGCGCAGTTCGTGGACGTCACGGCGAGCATCGTCTAGGCGGCCGGCATGCTACATTGCGGCATGGAATACGAACCACCACATGCACCATGGACCGTCGAGGACGAGCGCAAGGCGGTCCTCGACATGCTGCGGGCGATGCACCCCGACGCGAACCCCGACGCCATCGACGGGTACCACGCGCTCGACGTGCTGGAGGTCATCATCCGACGCGTCGAACGGAAGCAGCACCTCAAACCGGACGACGTGAAAGATGCCGACCACGAGTAAGACCCGCACCCCCGGCCGCCGATTCTTCCTCCCGCCCGGGTACTCCCTCGCCTGCAAGGCCAAGGGCAAGACGCACGAGTTCCGCTGGACGAAGATGGGTGTCGAGGCGGGGGCCGAGTCGCCCGCGCCGTTCAAGACCGGCGAGGAGGCCGCAGGCGCCGCGTGGGACGATGCGCGCCTGCCCAGACCGGCGAGGCTCAGCGAGGCGTGCTAGCTTGCCTGCATGCTTGACCTGTTCGATGGGACACTTGACGCGCCGCCGGATCTGCCCCGCCCCGTCGACCTCATGAATAGGATCGTCGCGCGCCGCCTAGGTAAGCCAGGATGGGTGTGGTGCCGGTCCGAGGTCGTAGGGGGCCGCCGAAGCCGTGGCGTGCTAGCTTGCGGGTATGAAAGTCGTCTACATCGCAGGTAAGTACCGCGGCCCGAACCCGTGGGCCGTCGAGCAGAACATCCAGGCGGCGCAGGCGGTCGCCGCGAAGGTCATCGCCGCGGGCCACATGCCGCTCACGCCGCACCTCAACACGGCACACATGGAGGGCCTCGCAGACGACGCGTTCTTCCTCGCCGGCACCATGGAACTTCTCCGGCGGTGCGACGCGGTCCTGTGCGTGAGCAACTGGCGGGACAGCGTCGGCGCGCGGGCGGAGGTCGAGGAGGCGCGCCGCTTGGGCTTGCCTGTGTTTGGGGTGGTTCGCCCGTCGCCCGACATGAGCGACGAGGACGCGACGCGCTGGGCCGTGGTGCACTTGTGCGAATGGGCAGACGCCGTCGATGTGCCGATGTTCGCCCACGGGCCGCTCGTTCCGTAGCCTGACCCCGTGGCCATCTTCCGGCGCTACGTCGACGACCTACTCCCGCTGGTCCCCACGGTCCTGCGCCGGCAGGCCACGAACATCATCAACCTCGCGCACCGCGTGGCCTTCGAGGCGCAGGACGCCATCGCACAGGCGCTCCAGGAATACGTCGACGCGTGGGACATCGACAACGCGCCGGGATGGCTGCTGGACCAGCACTGGCTCCCGTACCACAACCTGCAGCGCAACGGCCTCAGCGACGCCGACTGCAAGGTCTACATCCACGCGAAGCGCCTGCTGAATAAGTCATGGGGCAGCGGCGACCAGGCGCTCGAGATCTTCCATCGCCTCCTTCCCACGGCCAAGCTGATCTTCAGCTACTTCCCTCCGAAGGCGTGGACCGTCACGATCCTCGACGTGAGCATGGCCGACGCGGCGCTGGCGTTGGCGTTCATGGAGAAGAAGCCCTCGCCCATCGGCGGCGGGTTCTCGGTGGCCGGCGACAACGGGATGGCGATCGTGAGCGACGCGAAGGTGTTCTCGTACTCCTCGGTCTACGGGACCATCGGCGTGGACTACCAGGTCACGGGCTGGTTCTCGAGCTTCTACGGGCCGCCTGGGAGTGATGTAGCCGGCTGGGCGCACGTGGCGAAGATCTAGGGGGCGTGGTAGCTTGCGGGTATGCAGTTGAGACAGCACATTGCGACCCTGACGCGTCAGGCCGCCGCCGAGATGGGCGACGCGGTGATCGGCGTCGTCATCATTCATCGCGGATACGACATGCGTGTGCGCCCGATCAACGGACGGTGGTCCGCGAGGTCGGTCCTGGAGGACATCGGCAACGACCACGCCGACGTCGTCGAGGAATGGGGCGACACATGGTCCGAGGCGGCGGATAAGGTCGCCGAGGCGGCCGACAAGGCGCTGGGCCGATGAAGTTCCTCGACCTCGTGCAAGTTACTGGCGAGGGCCAGCCCGGCCTCGCCTACCAGTCCGAGGACAGGCAGTGGCGCGTGTCGGCGTCGGACATGGGCTCGCCGCCGTTCACGTGGCTGGTGTGGCAGCGGAGGCGGGGCGCGTGGATGATGCGCCTCCCGTGGCTCGCCCTCGCGTCGGTCGGGGAAGCCCAGGGCGTCGCCGCCTTCTTGGCCACCCTCCCCCTGGGCCTGTCGCCCCTCTTGCTGTACGACCGCTCGGAGTGGGCCGTGCGCCGCGGGGCGACCGCCGCCCTCGCCTACGCGTCCGTGCGCATCGGAGAGGCCATCATGCGGCGGGCCCGTGAGCGCGTCGTCGGGGACCTCGCGGGGCGGGTGCGGGAGAACCAGCATAACGCCTACGCCGTCGACCAGGATCACTATGGGCGGTACGTGACAGACCCCAACGACCCCGATCGAGAGGTTTGGGAAGAGAACCCCGCGGCGGGCAAGCAGACCGCTCGCTAGCTACCCTCGCTGCGCATGGCGACGAAGCCCGCAACTGCCCCGAGGCCCTGGGCGACGAACGCCAACTACACCACGGGGCCCTTCATCGGGCAGCCCGGGAAGGTTGACCCGGGCATCGGCGTCGCCGCAGAGGGGCACCGGCCCGGCGCCGCCGACCCCACGCCCGCCGAGTTCGAGAACTACCAGCAGAACCGCGTTACCGACTGGGTGACGAACTGGCTGCGCCTCGGGACGTTCAACCCCGACGCGACGGCCCACGTCGTCGAGACCGACTCGACGGGCCGCGCCGGGCTGCACGGCCTCGACGTCACCGACACGGTCGACGAGATCGCCGTCAACATCAGCGGCGTCAACACGATCGTACCTACGGTGCTGGCGACGTGCACCACCGGGGCGACCGTGTTCCAGGCCGACATCGGCACGTCGGACGGCACCGGGTTCTCCTGCGCGGTGTCAGGCGCGGGGGCGGGCTCCGCTTTCACGGCGACCCTCACCACGTCGTCCACGGGGGCCGCCGGCTTCCGCGTGTTCGGCCTCAACACCGGCGCGGTCGGGGTCGACGTCGACTACACCGGCCTCGGCCTCCCGTTCCGCATCACGAACAGTGGCAACAACGTCAGCGCCGCCTCGATCAATTCGCAGGGGTCGGCTACGGCCATCGGGCTCGACGTCCGCGTCGGCGGCGCGCTGCCGGCGATCCAGGCCACGGGCGGGCCGGCTGGCGGGAACGTCATCCGTGCCCTCCAAAGTGGCCCCACGGGCTTCGGCCTGTACGCCACGACATCGGGCGCGTCGACGAACGCGGCCAGGGCCGTGCGCGCCCAGGCCGGCGGCGCAGCCACGGGACTCGAGGCGAGCGCCGTGTCTTCCCTCGGGGCCGACAATGCCGCCGTGCGAGTAAGCATCACCGGCGGGCTCGCGTCGTCGGAGCTCCACTTTCTCGGACGCGCTGGCGATTCCACCACGCTCACCGGCGGTCGCCTCAACTACAACACGACCACCGGCACGATCACCGTGACGGACCCCAACGTGGTCGAGCAGAAGGACCTCTGGCAGTCGCGCGGCGGCCCCGCCATCGGCTGCGGGGCGACCAACAACGCGACGAACACGAACAACAGTTCCGCCGTCTACCAACCAGCGGCGATCCTGAACCTCGTTGGCCTCAACGCGCCGCGCCGGGCCACCGTGAAGGTCCTCCTTCGGTTCACCTGCACCGCGGGCCGGACGTCCTTCCTCAACCCGGCGAACATCGGCGTGATCGACTTCCGCATCGTCGACGTGACCGCCGGGAACCTCGTCATCCTTACGCGGTCCGGCGGCGGCATGCTGAACGGGTCCGGATACACGCTGTTCTACAATGCTTCGGGGTGGCAGCGTAACATCGTGCTCGAGTACGAGTACGTCGTGCCATTGGCCGGGGACCGCACCTTCAACGTCGAATTCAAATCAAGCACCACGGACGGCGTCATCATCCGCGATGCCGTGCTCACCCCCTTCGGCGCGTACACGTAGAGGCAACCGACCATGTCCATCTCACTGCTTACCACTGGCCAGGGCGCGAGCGTCGTCTTCAAGCCGACGTCCAACGCGGCGTGGGCCGCCCTCGCCTCGATCCCCGGTACTGGATTCGGCGGGGCGCTCACCGATGCGGTCGTCAACGGCACGCCGCTGATCATCTATGTGACCGACGCGGCGTCTGGGTCGTTCTCGTTCATCGGCGGGTCGGCCTTCGGGTACGACGACACGCTCCTCGTCTCCGCCTCGACGATCCTGTTCACGAAGACGACCTTTACCTCAGTCGAGGGTCTCAGCATCATTTTCTTGAAGAGCGCCGTCCCCGAGATCTACACCGTAGACCCGTCGAGCGGGACGATCCAGACGTACCTCCCGACGGCATCCCCGACGCTCAAGGCGTTCCTGATCTGACGGTCGCTACGGCACGAACGACCAGGGCCACACGCAGGTCCAGCCGGCCGTCGTCGACGGGTCGCACAGCATCGCGGGGTGGAGTTCGTGGCACCCGATGGCGACCAGGCACGGAGACGGTGGGCAGTCGTCCGGGGCACATCTGCCGCCGATCTGGCCAACAACACACGTGAGGCCCTCGGCGCAATCCGGGACGCTCGTGCAGGGGCCGCCGATCCCACCGGGTGCGTCGTCGACGAACTCCTCGCCACCACCCCACTCCTCGCACGGCGGGGCGACCGGCGGGTCGCCATCACCACCACCGTCCGGCCAGACGCACGCCTTGAAGTCCCCGTCGGGGTCCGTCGCGTCGCTGCATACAAGGGGCTCCGCGCAGTCGTCGTTCGTCACACAGGCGAGATCGCATCCCTGGCCGACGAAGCACTCGAACCGGCCCTCCGGCGGGACTTCGGAGAGCGCATCGATGCACGCGTCGTGTGCGCCTGAGAAGCAATCGGTGCACGTGGGCTGGCAGATACCCCCGTCCTCGGTGGCGAGGCACAGGGCGTCGCCGTCGCACAGGCCGGCCGGGTCCACGGCGAGGCGGCAGGGCCCGAGGGGTTCACCGGGGGCTGGCAGCGGGTCGCACGCGGCGGGGGGCGTACCAGTGGATGCGTCGCTGCCGGTCTTGTCCTCAGCGCCCGTGCTGTCCATGGTGTCCGTGGTGTCCGTCGTAGCCACACCGCTTGACGGATCCGTGCCTGACGACGTGCTCATGGATGGACTGGCGTTGGTCGTTCCAGACGACGCGCCCGTCGTACCTGTCGTCACGACGGGGTCCGTGTCGCCGGTCGAGGTCGATACTCCGGGCTCCGTCGTGGACTCGGACTCGGGCGGCGCCGGGCCCAGGGGCGGGCAGCCCGAGAGCATCACGAGCGCTAGGGGGAACGCGGCGCAGACTTTGGGGTACGTGCTCATGGAACTCCGTAGAAGTCGCCGACGCATCCGCAGGCGGTGTAGAGGTTGTCGCACGACCCGGCGAGCAGGTCGCAGTAGTTCTGCAGGTTGAAGCACACGATGCATCGGTCCTCGCCACCGGTGCACATGTCGACGATGAAGCCCAGGTAGGGCTCGGTGACGCCGGCCTCGATGGCGATGGCTTGCACGGCGCCGCAGAAGTCGGCGCCCTTCGCGGCGAGCGCGGCGCAGGAGCAGGTGCCGGCGTCGCAGGCGCCGTCTTCTCCGCACGCCTCGGGCTGTCCCTCGGGCCAGCACGTGAAGTCTCCGTCCATGGTGTCGCTGGTCTCGGTCGCCGAGGCGGTCGCGTCGGAGTCGTCGGAGTCGCTGGCCGTCGTCGCCGAGGTGCCGCCGTCCGGGCCGGTAGTGACCGAGGTGTCGTCGCCGGCCGTCGTCCCTCCCTCGGTGGGGTCCGGCACGGTGGGGCCCGTCGCGGGCGTGGGGTCGCCAGAGGCCGTGATGACGGTGGTGGTCGTGTCGTTGTCGTTGCACCCGAGGGTCGCCGCGACGGCGGTGAAGGCGACGAAGGTGACAGCGGCAACGACGGGCACGCGGAACGCCAAGCGTAAGGGAATGATGGAACGCAGTTCTCTCATGCCGCCGTTATGCACACCGCGTGCCCACCATGCAAGATGGGAACTACCCCTCACCTCGCTAGAACATCAGGTGCCGGAGGATCGCCGCGCCGAAGACGACCCACTGCATCGCCACGATCGTCCCCGCGCCGATGAACGGTGAGGGCGGCTGCCCTCGGGCCACGGTCCCCAGCCCGATGGCGAGGCGCTGGTCCTCGGAGGCGAACTGCGACGGTGCGTGCACGTGGTGCACGTCGTGCGTACCCACGACGTCCCTGCGTCGGGGGAGGGCCGAACTCGTGGCGGACGGCGTCGGGGGCACGGCGGCCATGGCGGGCAGCGCGTCGGTGAAGATCATCATGGGGACCCTCCTCCAGCCTGCCGTGCCTTGCGGTCGCTCGCCCCCGCAGGTTCGGCGGACGCTGGGGTCTCAAGGACACCGTCCTTGCGCACGACGGCTGCACCGGGCTCAGGAGGTCCAGGCGGGAGCGCGGGGAGCGTTTCGACCGGCGTCAGGCGCCCCGTCCTACGCTTGCGGACCGTGTCGGTCACCACGACGCCCTGGCGGCCCGTGGCGGGGCGCGCTGGGTTGGCCCGGCTGGTGATGGGGCGCGGGGGCGGGAGCGGCAGGTGGCCTTGCCCACCGTGGGCGTCGTCGGCGTCACCGTCCGCGGCCTCGTCGAGCGCGTCCCATGCCCGCCGGTTGTTCGCCACCACGAACCCGCCGAACCCGCCGAGCGCGAGGCTCGCCGCGACGAAGGTCTTCGCCAAGGCCCACACCTCAGCGGCGAACGCGGGGCCGAGCGGGGAGCCCAGTGAGGCGTGCACGGCGGCGACGGCGACAGTCCCGGCGGTGATGAGGAGCGGCGGAAGGAAGAGCAGGAGCGACGACGGTGGGCCCTTGCGACGCGTTGGCGTTCGCCGCCTCGCTGGCGTCCTCGTCGCGTCGGGTGGCACGCGGGGAGGCTAAGGGCGCCGACCCGCGACGATCTCGGGGAAGGTGATGGTGGTCCCGTCGGTGAGGACCACGACGTCGCCCGCCTCCAGCGGGAACGACGACCTCCAGCCCTTGGTCGTCCTCGCCACGAACCCCCACCGGTTGGCCTCCATGTTCGTCACGAGGATCGAGTCCGCGGGGTCGTTGCGGGCCTTGATCTCGGCGAGGGTCTCGACCTTCACGCCGAAGTAATGCACCAGGCTGGAGACGCTCACGTGACTGTCCAGGTCATTCTCCCCACGGGTACGGGTGGTGAACTTGAACGCGTACGGCGTCGCATTGTGCCGCTCAATGATGCCAGCGGCGAGGGCCAGCGCGGCCTGGATGTCCCACGCCTCGATCGGCTTGGTCGCTTGCTCGGCGACGAACGTGCCCGGCGAGTAGAAGGTAACGAAGTGTTGTGTGACGGTGGCCATGCTCGCAAGGTAGCACGGTGGTCCGCCCATAGCCTCCCCACATGACCGCCCCGCCCAGCGTCCACAATCCGCAGTTCACCCTCACCCGCTCGCGCCGGCCGGGGTTCGTCTTCGGGCTCGTCCTCGGCCTCGGCCTCGGCTTCGGGGCGGGCGTGCTGGCCGAGAAGAAGGGATGCCCGCCGGTGCCGGTGCCGGCGGCGACGGGGGACGCGCACCAGGCGGAGGGCGGGCAATGAAGGTCCTCCGCTTCGACCTGTCCCGAGAGTTCCACGAACTCGACCCGCGCGAGTGGAGCCGAACCAAGCGGCGCGACCCCGCCGAGATGGTCGGCGTCGTCATGCACCAGTGGGACACGTCGGTGGGCACGCAGGCGCACCTCCGGCGCAAGTACGGGGGTGAGGAGGCCGCGCTGGCGCACCGCGGCCTGGCTGTCCCGTACACGCTCGTCGCGGGCGTGACGCAGCGATCCGGCGAGCCCATCGCCGCGCTGTGCCACCCCATCGAGCGGTACACCTTCGCCTCGGACAACGCCTGCGGCCACTACGTCGCCATCGGCGTGATGGGGCGCTTCCCGTTCGATGAGGCGGGGCGGACCATCAAGCACACCCCGATGACCGACGTGCTCGCCGCCGCGGTCGACGAATGCCTCGCGTGGGTCGCCGAGTTGCTCGACCCGGTCCGCGGGGAGAAGGCGCCGCCGCTGTCCCTCATCACCCACCGGCAGGCGGTCAACGGCAAGCGCGACCACGTGTGCTGCCCCGGCGAGGCCGTCGTGGCGATGGCGTGCGCGTCGGAGTGGGTGCGCGTCGGCGCGTACCGGCCGATGCCCGACGCGGTCCTCGTCGAGGGCGTGGGCAAGCCGTGGCCGGCGTCGTGGCGGACGCACCTGCCCGAGCTCGGGCAGGCCTCGCTGCCCGTGTCCTAGAAAAGTTTTTGCTGCGCGGGGTCCACGATCTCCATCACACGCTCGCGGGCGATGTCCGCCCAGCGCCGGCCGTCGCGCTCGCGGGCTCCAAGGTCGCCGCCGACGAAGCGTCGCCCGTGCTTGGCGGCGGACACGGCCGTCGTGCCGGACCCAACGAACGGGTCGCAGGCGATGCCGCCGGATGGCGAGTAGCAGAGCACGAACGTGTCAGCGAGCCAGGCCGTGAATGGGGCGTGGTGCTCGCTATCAGTGGTGTTGAAGTTGCACACCCCATGCGCAATGGCCGTCGTCAATGCCTTTGTCTCTGCCACCACGCGCACGCCACGCGCACCTTCAGACTGCCGATTGGTCGCATCTCGATAGCGCTTCCTGCGATTGATAGCGCCAGGATTGAGCGTCGGGATCATGTACGCACCAACGTCAAAGTGACCCGGGGCGCCCGTCCGCTGGAATACGTGCACAGGTTCCCATCCGCTACGCCAGCGGTCGCCGAATACACCGGGTACCCCGTCGCGGACATACGCGCAATGCTCGACGTATCGCAGCCCGACGCGCTCGGCCCAGTCGATGGCCAACTTGAACGCGATCAGGCTGCGCTCGCTCCCGATTTCCTTGCTCCGCCAGAAGCGAACAGGGCCGTCGATGACGATACCGCAGAACCCACCC